GCAATAAACAGTATCAGAGTCCGATAAATCCAAAAAACAATTATTCTGTCTTAACCTTGATTGAATCTCGCTCCGGGGTATCCTTCCTTCCTCTGGACTCACATCATTTGGGACTGGTATTTCCCCTTCCATTCCTGATAACATCCCCCCGGCTTCACCGCAAAGCCACGTTAAAGTCCTCGATTCAGCTAATGTGGTTTTGGGTTGTGATGGGCTGTTAGTTAAGCATTCAGGGTCAACACCTGGACTGTTTGATGAATAGTGATAAGAAATACTCCAATCCCCAGAATAGAGAATAGGTGATAGTCTATCCAGAGGATCATTGTCATTGTACTCTCTGGGAACCAAAGGAACCTCTGTATCAAGCCACCAATGGGGATCGGTCAGAGAAATTGAAACCTCTATTTTTGGATGAGATAATTCCGATCTCATCTTTTCATTAATCTGTAGCCCATCCACTCGCCACCCAATCCCGAATGCCTCAAATTTTGCCCCCCGACATAAATGTTTCAAAACTAAACTCTTATAACTAAACCAAGTCTCGAACCGCATCTCTCCGTTTTGAGATTGTTCTAAGGATGTGGAGTAGCTGAACTGACCCAATAAAGGCAACCATTGTAAAACCGTTGGCAACTTATCTATATAGTCGGTGTCGTAATCAATATTAGATGTATTGTTAACAACCGATACCTTAATGGGGGTGGTATTTGCTGTTACCTTAACTCCCGATACCTGTACAGCTAAATTTTGCGGGGCTGTGGCAATGGTTTTAGCTAAAGACTGAACAGGAATAAAGGTTAATTCTTGGGATGTAGAATTGTAAACCGCTTGACCCTGCAATAAATCCCCTGCAAGTGTTCCGGGCGGTTTGACCGTGTAGCTAGTCCCACCAATATAAACACTCGTAGCACTGCTATAGTTTGGGACTGATACCGTTACGGGGTTGGTAGGGGATGTGACTTGAATATATTTTGGTTCTGAGTATTGAGCGATCGCCACCTGTTGAGAATAAGGATTATAAATAAATTCATCCGGTGCGAGTTGTGCCGTGTCTACTGATTCCGATAATTGGTAAACCTTATTATTGACAACAACTGAGACAATCTTCTGACTTTGAGGTGTGGAGATAATCAAAACGGGGTTAACGGTAGGAGTTACTGCTACAATAGAAACACCCTCTTTAACTAATATTTCCTTGCTTAACCCGTCGGGAACTCCTAGCGACAAACCAAAAGCACCGGACTGTTTAGTATTTAGATTTAATTGCGGGGTGTTTAATTTTAAGTACATAATATTATTATAAATTCATAAGTCTATTCTAATTATAATATGGCTGTAATTATTGGTAAGTTAATTTTTGAAACTCCATCCTCAATCAAAGATAAATACTACGAAGCCCTAACCTGGAGGGATGGAGACGATGCAATCCGTAAATCGTACTTTAACGATGCGGGCAACCTAGAATTAATGATTCCAGGTGATAAATATCAAGAGAACCCCAACCCGTCCCCCGGCTCCGTGTCTAATCGTTTTGGCGGTGATTGGGTACAAGTTAGTAATATCCGGTTTGGATTCTCAATTGACGTCATTGAAGAAATGGCGGAATTGCGGTTTGTGTTCCAGGAATTGAGGCGGTATCAGGGAGCAACCATTCAAGATAACAAATCGTTTAGAGCTTTAAGGGTTTGGGATTATGTAGGGTTTGATATTGCTGATTATGCGGCGGGTGTCACGGAGCGTCATGTTAAAATATTAGGGATAGAACCTCATGGCGGATCGGGCGTGATGCAAAAAGGATCTCAACAGTGTGTTAGTGGTAGTGTAACCAATACTCCCGACAATCCCAGACGGTTTTTGGGGCAGTCATTTAAAGTCACATTTGAGGAGTTTGGACATCGTGAAACCTATTGATAAACCAGAGAAAAAGCCCATGTCTAGGAATGCCAAAATTGTTTTTGGCATAATTATTTTAGTGTTAGGTTACAATCTATTTAGTGATTGGTACAAGAAAGCTCAGGATGAAGCAAACTGGGATCGGCATCAAGACAAATTATGTCGAGATTTAAGAAGTGTAGATCCTAATTTTGGTGGGACTGAGAGCTTAAAAAAAAGTTGCGAAAATCATTATTAATACCATGACAGAAACAAAAGGAAAGTATCAAGTCTCATTGTGTAGAGGTAAAAGTTGTTGCCCTCAGTTAATTATAGAAAAAGGTAAATATATTATTACGGATGATTCCGGTGGGCGAGTTGTATTGGAACAGCATAATATTAAGATATTAGTAGAAGAATATCAAGAATACGCGGAACAATTAGAAGCACTGGAAACATGGGCTTCTGGAAATGATTATGATGCTATCTGATTTAATTGTATTCCTATTATTATCTCTAGGTTTGCGGTGGTTTATTTTTAAGCATTCCCTCCTGTATCCCGTTCGGATGTGGCTTGAAAATTCCAAAGCTAAACCATTCTTTTCTAAATTGTTCTCATGCCCATTCTGTCAAACGTTTGAGGCTTCTGTTATTGTGTATCTGGTACTCATGCCCTTTAATGTTTATATCGGGTTTCTGGCGGGGTTGTTTAATGGGTATGTTGCGATCGCGATTGAGAACTTAATTGAATCCCAGATTGATAAATTTGAGGCGAGAAATGAAAAAACGGAGTAGGGTTTTAAATTTAAGTGATATCAAATTGTAAGTTTATTTAATATTATATCCATTGAATAGCTCCTAGAATTTAGGAGCTATTTTATTAATTACTCACCGATAATCATTTGGCGATCGCCTTTTTGATTTGCCCACAATTCCCGAACCTCGTCAACCAACTCCGCAGGGATGTAGTCGGTTTGGACTGGACGCATTGCTTTAGAAATCAGGTGATCTTTACCGCAGGATTCTAACCACTTCTGAAATTCCTTTCCAGTTTTAAACTTTAATTCTTTGCCAAATTGAGCCAATGACTTCCCACGAAATACAGCTAACTGTTTTCCGTCTTCATTCATAACAACCGATTCAAACTGGGTTTCAGTTTCTCTCACCACCGCATCGGGGCGACCTTGAATCAGTGCTAACATTCCTGCACCGTGAATGGTGACGATAGAGGTACTGGATTCTAAAACAAATCGCTGATCTTTCATGGAACTGGCTTGGGCTTCGGCAATTCGGACTTGCAGCCGGAGTGCTTCTAATTCATCGCGTTGCTGAGGGATGACGGTTTCAGCTTCACGGGTTTTAATAACGAAGTAAGATTGAGCTTGAGCGATTTCCGGTTTGCGGACATCACCATTCATCGCCGCGAGATAAGCACCGAGGCGAGATAATTTGTAATCTTCTTTTGGGCGACCACCACTTTTCAGGATTGACACTGAAAAGTGCTTGCCAACTTCGTTTGAACCTTGTTGTGCCTCACAGGAAACCATCGCTCGTTCAATGGCTACTTTAAATTCATTCCATCGGGGATACCCCAACAAACCCATCAACTCCCGTGCTAACCAATACTCGCAGCCTTCACGGTCAACGCGCTTAATAGAGTCAAATGGAGATTTAGACTGCTTGTGATCTTGATTGCCAGATAATGCTATATTAGACATAAGAACTTCTCAGTGATTTGTAATGTTTTTTGAGAAAAGCCGGAAAAGATAGAACTTTCCGGCTTTTCTCTTTTCTATTATACAGCATTGCCATTCAAGTTATTAACAGTATTGTGATAGGATTAAGTTAATTTTATCCCTATAAACAATGAGATATTACTTCGATCTATTTGTGGTTAAGAGATTATCAAATCAATGGAGTTCGATGATAATTCCATTAACTCCCGGCTCTCAACTTCCCTAATTCTCCTCTCTGATTGTTCAACACCCCAACAACCTTAAACAAATCTTGATTCTTGCGGGTGATACTACTCTCCAAAGCATTAAGTCTATTCTGACGTTTAATACCCGATGCCGACCCGTCTAACGGCTGTTCCTTGAGTGCCGTTATCTCCCGTCGCAGTGTTGCCATTTCAGATTGAATACCCGTTAATTGTTTCTGGGTTTCTCCTATCTGACCCTTGAGGGTTTGGATTTGTTCGTTTTGTAATGGCGGTAATCTCAAGTCTCTAACATCTTGAATAACCTCACCTAACTGCTGTTGCTTAATCTGTTTTTCTAACTGTAATTTATTCAGTTGAGCTTCTAACTTTTTAGTTCCTTTTCCAACCGTAGCAAGCTGTTGAATCTGTTGTTGAATTTCAGTTATCTTAGGCTCTAATTCAGTCAAGGCTTGATTAAGGATATTCCGATCTCTAATCATTGCCGAGGCTTTATCAGCTTGATAAGTTAACGGTTCTATCTTGATTTCTCTCATACTTAGAGATTGTTTTAATTTATTCTCAATCTCATCTAATTGTTTAAATAGTTCCCCCCTCTCAATGGCTTTTCCTTTCACGTCAAAGAATACGGGTTTACCAGCATCTTGTCTGACCTTCTCCCATATTTGCATGGTGTTATCTGCGTTATCTCTAATTAGATTTGAGCTATCAAGATTGTATCTATCAAGTTGTTCTAATAGAATATTTTGCTCATTTAGTAATTTCTTTTGAGCATCATTTAAGGATCTAATTCCATTCCCTGTTACATCTCCCTGTTCCTTGAGTACCGTATATTTACGTTGCCAGTCTTGATATTTGCCTACGGTTTTCCGTAGTTGACCTTGTACATCATCGGGCTTGATTGATTCCCTGACTTTGACATCAGACGCTTTTTTACCATCCAAAGATTTCCAGAGTTTGTCAACTCGCTCGTAACTTGACCCCTGCCAGTTGTCAGATGTTGATGATTTGATTTGGTTTTGCCAGTATGCGGCTTGATCTTCTGCCCATTTTAAAAACTTGTCTTCCTCAATTAATCCATTCTCAGTAAATACTTTAAACTGGGTATCTTTTTTGAGTGTTCTAATGTTGGACTGGACAATATTGTATTGTCTTAAGGTTTCGTCTGCCAACTCTCGAATTGCTTCCAAACCAACCTTCTTCCCACCCATAGGGGATAGAGCCAAATCTTCAGGGGATAAGCCATTGTCATTGAGCCAACGCCGTACCCTTAGAGTTTTTCCAGTGGCATCAACCCCAACGTCAATCTTTTGAGCAAGATCAACTAAAAAGCCAATATTCCAATTCTCCCCAATGGCTTCTAATTTGTTTACGGCATCCTCAACTTGAGTGATTCTTGATTCAACCATTGGGGATAGATTCTTTTCCCATGATGGAGTTTGCTCATCCCCAAACCGTTGTTTTTCGTATTGCTGATAGGTTTTATTTTGTGACTTTAAAGATTCATCAAGGTTAACTCGGCTCGCACCAGCTAACGCTTTTAATCGTTTAGTTTCTTCTGTAATCTCACGGGATATTTTTCTAAGCTCTACCGCCGCGTTATACGTCCCCATGTCAGAGTTAGGGATTTGAGTTTTGGCTATAGGAAGTTTAGAGGTATCAGCTAGAATGCTATCAACTTCTTTCTGTAATTGTTCAAGTTTTTTAGTCTGTATAGCGATATCAGAAATAGTGGACTTGGCATTATCTAATCCAGGTCTAAATCTACTCTCTAACTCCTTTTTGAACTTAGGGATTTGAGTTTTAATATCCGTAGCATCTTGAATTAATTTATCTAGTGGTTGCTGTCTCTCTATTTGACTAAATGGCTCGTAGGTTTGCTCGTAGTTTTTAGTTTTCTTAACTCTATTTTCCCAATCTAATATCTGAGATTCAAGTTCTTTAGCTTGTTTTTCTAGTTGCGCTCCGGTTTTTAGATAACCCATTTTTCCTAAGATTGATTCAGTTTGATTAGTTGTAGCTGTGAGCGTTTGATCGGTTCTTTTCAGTAGTCTAACAGCATCATCAATCTCGGTCTTAACTCTTTTTAATTCGGCACGAAGTGATGTCAATTCATTCTGAATATCACGCCCAAAAAAGTTCTCAGGGTAAAGAGGATCTAATAGGTTTTGATAGTGGGATTGGAGTGCAGTTAATTTAGATTGCAACCCTTCTAAGTTTGTTTTTTCAATCAGATTAGACACGGGTTCTATAATTAATTTAGCCCGGTTATTTGCTTGTTCTAGCCCCGCTATTTTCTTGTTAGGAGGGATGAAACCTTTAGACATTTGGCTATCTATCTCATTAGATATTTGAGCCTTTAAGCTATTGGTAGCATCGGACAAACTAGATCCTTCATTCCCTAAGTTTTGGACGGCTTGGTTCCGTAGTTTGGCTACGGGGGTGAGATTGGGGATATCTAATTGATTAAGTGCCAGATTAGCTTTTTCAAGTTGTAATCCGATGGCGTTGGCTTTCTTTTGAGCTTGTTCTATTTTTGCCTGAACCCTAGCGTATCTAACTTCTCTAATTCTAATTTCTTCAGGTGAGACGAACTCCTTGGGATTCCGTTTATTCATGCGACGAAGACGGACATTAAATCTGCTCTCATCGGATCTAATTTTAGCTAATTCAATTCCTAGATCCTTAATTTCTTGTAAGGCTTCGCGTCGTTGTTGTAACCCGATCTCCCTCTGTTTAATAATTTTACCAACTGCAATCTCTGGAGAATCTAGGGTCACATCATCGGGAATCATTTGGACGTAATCATCCAATCCCACAACTTGACGTTTCTCTTGTGCCTCGATTGATTTGAGTTTGTCTATAGCTCTCTGTATCCGGTCACCGGAAATACCACGCTTTTTAAGTCGGCGTTTAAGATCACTCCACGACTCAGAAGGTTTATTTTTTAATTCATCAAAAATTGCTTTGGATTCCGAACGGGAAAACCCTAAATTTTTTAACCACAATTCCGAGGGACTGGTTAGCTTTTCTAATTCAATCCTGAGTTTATCTTTATCAGCTAAACCCTGCAATATTTTAAACGCTTTACTTTTCCGAGATATACCTTTAACCTCTAACAAATCATCAATAGAACTAATTTTGTTTTCTTGTAAATAATTAATTAAATCATCTAATTGTTTTGTAGGTAAAAATTCTTTTAATCCCTCTCTAATTTCTTCAGGTGTGGCACTATTTAACTCAACCCCATTCAAAACTAATCGGGGTTGAATCTCAATCACACCTTGACCCGGCAATGATTCAGTCTGATTCTTGCGACGTTGACGGATCTGTTCTGCCGTTTGGACTTCACCCGTTGCCTTGGCTATCTTCTGAATCTGTGCAGCTAAAGCAACATCAACCAAACCCCGTTCAACAACCTCCCTAACTGGAGATGGGATCGAAATTCCTGGTGAAGCGACACCCGACCCCGGAACCCGTACTTTTTTCTGTGACAATAGAATCGCTGCTAAGATACCCGCAGCCAACCATTTAGGAGGAGCTTCAAATAATCGACGTTTTTTGGAATCTTGGGTTTGATCGTCTAGCTCCTGTTGATTGTCAGGAGTTGCCAGTCTCGGACTCAATACACAGCGACAATTGACGTGCATCGGCGGTGTATTCGCTGAAACAGTCTCTATATCGTTTAGGTCAATCATCATCCCGTGACGACTTTCACAGACCTGACAACGGCGATCATCTATGATTGACAAGAATACAACATGAGACACTAAACCCGAATCCCTGTAAGTCTGCAACCTTCCGGCGTTATAGGCAAAAGTCAGTTCAGTGCGAGCTATCTTTTCAGCGCGATTTTTAAACCCTCTATCACCTAACTCCGAATTGATCCGCTTGAGAAGTTCCGATCTGTTTATCGGTTCCCCTGTTTCGGATTGGGGTTGAATTGCTGCAAATAGATGGCTTTTAATTTTCCCCCATTGAGTTGAGGAAATATCAGATGCCAGGGTTTTTGAACGATTAGCGATCGCAGTCTGAGCTTGAACATTTTCTATAGATGCCAGTTCTGCGTCTAATAGATCCTCATCAAAATTAGCTATTCCTTTCTTCTGTTGGGATTTAATTTCATTGTTTCCATGTTTGCGACCTAAGTTCCAACCCCCTAACCACATTCCATAAATTGATTTAGTCAACTCAGGAATTAAGACGGCTTGATAGTTTTCAATTGCCTTTAAGTCCTTAGTTCTAATCGCTCCGTCTAAGTCTTTTAATGCTTTGGAAACCACACGGCTAAAAGCATCAGTTAAAGTATTAGCTCCGCCATTCTCTAATCTATCCAGATTAATTTTTATCGACTTGGGCTTAACGTAGTCGGGGGTTTTGGCTCGGAATATTGCGGAAGTATTTGGAGAGAAAACGGAGTCAAACATAATCTTTTCGATAATTAAATATTATATCATTAACTAAATAAATCTCTAACCTTCTTAACAGAGACCTCCTCTGGATTAAATTGCTGTTGTTTAACTTTTTCTTTGAGTACATCCTGTTCTGATACTCCATCGGAAAACGCAGGATTGGGACAGGATGAACCAATAATTACGCTATCCCCTGCATCGGGTGAACGTTTCAATCTAGCCCGGACGTGCTTCTTACTCTCACAAGCTATCTGTCTATCTTCCCCACCTTTTCCCGATAGTGAGTAACGATGGGATGATAGATCCTCGAATACCTGATCCTCAATATCTCCCAAAGGTGCGATCGCTATTTTCCCCAATCTTAACCCGTCCCTAAGTTTCCAGAATAGCTCGGTCTTACGGTTTGAAAACTCATGGTTACTTTCGGCTGATTCTCCAAAAGCGCAACCTCTAACCAAGAAACCTTGCTGTTTTAGTCGTGCTAACGTCCCTGCACCCACGCCCGTTTTATCAACCGCCGCATAGTAAGAACCCCCTAGTTTCCTAATCTTTTCAGCAACAATATCAGCGATTCTAATTGTATCAAGCTCATCCCCTTGAGTGGGATATAAGACTACTTCATACAGAACATCACCCCGCCATAATGCAACGGCGTGACTATCCCCTCCATCCCCAACATCAACCCCAAGTCTCCAAGGTGAAATAATAGCCCGTCTATCCCAATACTCAGAATCAAAGTCGTAGCGTTCCCTGGCTGCTTTTAACCAAGTGGAAGGGATGATTCCCTCGATGATATCTTCTGGGAAAATACCCTCTACCCGACCTTGCCAGAACACGGAAAACTCGCCTTTGTCCTGTCGAACTTCCTCAATCCATTTAAGGGATATAGCGCCGGGTATGGTATCACGGGGGTATTCGGGGGGCCATGAATCTTGAGGTTTTACCCGTCCGGTTGCATCTAATAATTGTAGCGATACAGAAGGTTTTAACCTGTGAATCAATCGCAGCTTACCTCCTGGATCTAAGGTTTCTTCAAGCTGATATGCCCAAGCCACATTGGGATGATTCCATGCAGGGATTGTAATATTAGTGCGATCGCAAGCCTTAGAGAATGGGGATTGTTTATTCAGAGGGTTGCCAATTCTTAACCCTCTGTTTGACGATCCGGTTAGGCATGACTGAAAACCATCGTCAATAATTTCTGAGATGCCATCCGCTTCATCCGCTATGAGTAACAACCTATCCGCGTGTTTACCTTGGAATGAGTTGGTGTCATAGTTGCGGGCGGTGAAGCCATAAGCCCGTGCCGTCTCGGATTTCCTGACAAATAGTTCCCCCCTAGTTCCCCCTAATTTTTCTTTGTTGCGGTCATAGATTTTCCGTATCTCAGACCAAAGGATTTGCTTAACCTGATCCTCTGTTGGGGCTGTAGTGATTGCCAGACCGTTAACGGCAAAAACCCACCACAAAACACATACAGCCGAACCAATAGACTTTCCCACCCCGTGCGCTGCCTTAACGTTTGTTTCTGGGTTATCTCGGACACTCTCAAGGAATCGCTGTTGATCTAAAGTTGGCTCGATTCCTACGAAACGACTGAACCCTATGGGATCATTTTTGAATCGGGTTAGGGAATCAATACCTTTTTTTCTCTGTTTTTGTTTCCGACGTTTCCTCGCTTCCTGTAGCTCTTTCTTGAGGCGCTCCCCTTTTTGGATAGCTCGAAGCATGATATCTAATCCTCACTATCATCTTCAGAGTCATCGAAGTTTTCAATAATAATACTGAGTTGATAACTATGTTCGTCTATCAACATAATTGTTTTTAATCCGTCCATTGCATTTTTAGATTGGACATGAACCCCTGATTTAGTAGCTTTAGCGCAAGCCTTAACAGCATCCCGATCCTTGGCAAGATCACGATAGGCTTGATTCGTTACTTTGAAACATTGGGCTGTATTGTCTTTTAGGGCGTTTCTAAAAATATCTATTTCACGTTGTCGCTCTAAAAGTTTTTCTCTAAGCTCGGTCTTTTCTTGTTCAGACATTACACCTAAAACCTCCGCACGTTTCAATAAAACTTTAGTTTTAATTTCTTCCCAGATAGGGTGTTTTTTCCAGTGCCTAACGGCTCTTTCAGATACGCCAACTTTCTTGGCTAAATCAACATTATTTACCCAAGGGTTATCAAGAAAAAACTCCATAGCTTTTTCAATATTGACTACATTGAATCTACTGATGTCGTTTTAGGTCGATTAACTACTATTTTAAGTTAACATAGTTGAAAACATTGCCACAACTTAAAATATGACTAAACCTAAAATTACTGAGACAGATATCAGCAAACTAACTCCCGATCCTAACAATGCCCGCAAAAGAACGCCATTGTCAGCAAGCGTTATCAGGAAATCAATTGAACAATTTGGGATGACTCGGAGTATTGTCCTTGATGAAAATGGGGTGATTTTAGCGGGTAACGGGGCGTTTGAGGAGGCGGGTCAATTAGGGATTGAAAGGGTGATCGTCGTCGAGACAACGGGTAATGAGATAGTGGCGGTTAAACGGACTAATCTTACTGCTGAACAAAAGACTCAATATGCGATCGCTGATAATACGGCTTCTGATTTCTCAACATGGGACTTTGATATTTTGAATGATCTCGCTCAGGAAGTTGATCTATCTGAGTTTTTCCCTGATGATAAATTAAATGAATTATTGGAACAATTGGGTAAAGGTGAAAGTTTTGGAGTTACTGAACAAGGGGAAGAAAATGAGGAAGAAATTGCCGAACTTCTGGATAAGGTAGATGAGATTGAGTCACGGGTTAAGTTGGGTGAAATATGGCAACTGGGAGATCACAAAATTGCTTGCGGTGATTCTACTATTGAGAAGAATGTTAGGGCTTTGTTAGTGGATGAGAGGATAGAGTTATTGTTTACCAGTCCGCCATATTCTGATATGAGAACCTATAGCGATGGAACTGATGTTAGTCTGGATAAGATATGTTCTTTCATTCCTGCGTGGTCTGAATATGTTGATTATTTTGCAGTTAATTTAGGGTTAAAATTTCAGGATGGGGCTGTGGTTCCTTTCTGGCAGAAATATATAGATACAGCTAACGAAAATGGATTAAAACTATTAGCTTGGAATGTTTGGGATAAACAGCAAGCGGGTAGCATAGCACAAGCTGCAAATATGTTTCACTTGACGCACGAATGGATATTTGTTTTTGGAGAAAAGAGAAAAGCCCTAATAAGAACCGTTCCGAATCAAATGGACAAATACGAAAAAATATACGGTAAAGATTTTCTTGATGTTGGTTTAACAAAATCAGTTAGGCAAAAAAACGGAAGTATGTTAGAAACTACATATAAAGCATATACTCATCATCAGCTACATAGTGTTATTAGATGTTTCCCAGAATTGGGAGACGTTAGAAAACTCCATCCTGCTATCTATCCGATAGAACTTCCTACGCAGTATTTTGAAGCGATGACAGATGAAAATAGTAATATAGCAGACTGTTTTCTCGGTTCCGGTACATCAATAATTGCTGCGCAAAAAATGGAAGGCGATCGCACAGTTTACGGATTCGAGTTATCACCCGCATATTGTGAAATCATATTACAAAGATTCGAGAAACTAACAGGAATTGAACCTAAATTAATTGGGAAGTTGCCAGACTAATTAATATTAATTGTGATATAATATGTCGATCCCATTAAAATGGATTACAATATAGGAACGCCCTTCGCGGTACGTCAAATACCCTGTAATTTAGGATCTCCCCCCTTCTTAACCTCGATAATTTCCGAAACCGGTTTTCCCGTATCGGCTGCCATGCTTGAGATGTAGGCTTTTGTCGACTTGAGACGCAGGAAATCGTTAAACCTGACTCCGTTAGCTTTGCACATCTGAGTCAGGTTAACCCAACCATCAGACTCTCTTCTGGAAATCGCGAAATTATTGTAGCTCGATGAGATAAGATCATCCATTAGTGAACCTCGGTACTAGGTGAACTCACGTCCCCGAATGCAGAAACATTGCGGGGACATTTACTACTATAACAATTTTATTAATAGAAATAGTTGATATTAAAAACCCCAGGGTGTTGAGTCCTGGGGTTTTGGTTTGTTTTTAGTTTGGCGATCGCTTAATTCCTGACGGGAATAACTTCCTCAACTGTGATATTTTTAGCTCGTTTGGTACTGAGCTTTGCAGCTACAGTTTCAGCACGCCCTCGGCTCGTGTACCGTTTGGCTAAAAACTTTTCTTCAGTCCAACATTTTTGCTGCGAGTTCCAGTAACACGGCTTGTATCCGGTTTCACGGGTTACTGAATCAATAATCTGGAGAATGTCAGACTTGATAATAAAATAATTCATTTTTCTTCCTCTGTGTTACTGGGTATTTTATAGGTATCAGTTTTTAGCCATTGCCAAACTTTTCCTTGAGTGCCAACATAGTCTTCTTTCTTTGGTATCTCAGACAGTAGTTTGGGTCAAGCAATCCCTCGTCCTTGGGCGACAAGATTACCACTGGAAGCATGAACCTATCCTCTATGGATGGAAACCTGGAGCCGCGCACAATTGGTACGCAGATCGGAGTCAAACTACCGTCTGGGAGTTTGATAGGGGTGTTTTGTCCTGTCTGTCTCTCTCCCGTCGCCTTTCGGCGCATAGTCGCTTCTGTTCCCGCCGACTTTCCCGTTGCTCCGGGGTTAAGTTGGCAAGGTAGCGTTTCCGCCGTTCCCTTGCCTTCTCAGTACCCTCGTATTTCTCGTTACGAGTTTTAGCCTTCTGGGTTGCCTTGTACCGTTGTTGGGCTTTCCAGAGGGATGGTTTCCAGTCTTCGGTCATGTGATAAACCACCAGTATTTTTTAAGTCCCGTGCTTTTCCCGTTGTTGGGACAATCCCCTTCACCCATAACGAGGTTTCCGTCATCGGTGGGATAACCGTCTTCAGTTTCCCCAACTATTGACAACATGGCTCTATTTAGCGCGGGGATTGAGCAAATAACGTCCTTTTCCTCTTTGAGTTTTTGGGCTAATTCTTTGGTAGAAACCCCGTCAATCCATCCGGGGTCGCTGTCAATTATCCCCCTGATTTTTGCTTTTAATTGTTCTGTTTTCATTTGTGCGTTTTGGTTTATTGAATCCCTAGCCGTTTGATGTTTGGCTAGGGTGTGTAAAATTTATTTGTTGTTAATCAAGATACTCTAAACCCGTCAAGCCACATCTGAACGTTACAGAATTGGCAGATCATAATTCTTGCTCAATCCTGTCAAAAACTTCTCTGATTATTTTTAAGTTTTTAATAGCTCGGTTTCCCGTGTAGATTTCTGTTTCTCCGTAAACTGTTCTTACTCTTAGGATTGGTAGCTGTGAGTTTAAGTTACTGATTTGATATTCTTTGATGTCTTCAACTCTGATCATTGTTTTAATCCCTAGTTAATTTAATGCGTTGTATTTGTTGCAGTCACCGAGTCAAATCCGGTGACTCGGTTAAGGCTGTTTAATACCGAGGTACATCTTGAAGGTTGGTGATTTTGGCAAAGTCTTTATTAGTTTTAACGATGCTACCAGATTCGTAAGCTGATTTAAAAACCTTGTGCCATTCAATGCTTACACCGAAACCGAGTTCAATCATATCTTTTGCCCAATCCCCTAGAATTTCTTTTTGCAGTGCAAGGATTTTAGAATTACTTTCAAGGTTGGGATTGTTAAAGAACTCGGATGTGTAGCTGGTTAAGTTTAGATTTACCCGTGCTTTCCTGGTTTTACTAGACCGATTGTATTGTTTTGTTTCCATAGCCCAAAACAGGTTTTTTAGTTCTTCAAATCTGGGATGCGCTGCGATTGTATTTGTAAAGTATTCTCCACAGAAAAACTGAGTTACGGTATTAGATTCTTTCCCTGCTAATATGTTTTTGATGGTATTCATTGTCTTTGTCCTTGTGCTTGCGTGTTTCAATAATCTAAATATAATAGACTTACGGCTATATGTCAAGCGTTTTCAGAAAATATTTTATAAATTAGCTAGAACCCTTACACAGTATAGGTGTCAGTTTTTAGCCATTGCCAAACTTTTCCTTGAGTGCCAACATAGTCTTCTTTCTTTGGTATCTCAGACAGTTTTCGGCATTGGTCAATTTTCGACCCGGATAGATCGTCGGCCTGCCTACTCGATTGGGTTCAGATGTCTCTATTTTCTTGGGATGAATTCTCGGTCTTCCCACGGGCTTAGGATCTGAAATTTGGCGCGTTCCGCAGGGGGTACAGCGCCACTTTTGCCGACCATCAGAATGCACCCCGTTCTTTTTCATCCTATGCCCACACTTCGGACATGGCGGGTTTTTATCGCTCATTGATTGATCCTTGATATTTACTTAATAAAATTGCAGCCGGATAAATTGCCACGTATGGCAATTCTGAAATATTTATTTTTTGCTGTTCAATTAAAGTAAAGATTGCAAACCAGAAGATTTTTTCAGTTAGCCCTAAATCTTCTTGAGCTTTTAACGGATCAATAAAAAATACCCTTTTCCCAACACATTGAGGGATTAGCCAATTTTCCACAATAGCGATCGCATCCTCTAATTCCTGATTGATCATAATTAATTAACTTAAAACTATTGTTTTATTATATAATATAAATAGTTCTAAACGCTAACAAAATATGGCAATTGCAACGACTGTAAAGATAGAACTTCACAAAGATTCAGATATGTCGAGCTATGCTTACAAGGAGATCCAGAAATTGTTAACAACAATGGACTTGGATGATATTTCCTTGACTGAAAAATTGGAGATCATGTCAAAGATTGTGGCGATAGTTGATAGAGAAGGTTGGACAATTGATGGAATAACTTTAGGTAAGCTCACAACAGGAGACTAAATGGCGATCGCAACGAATATAAACCAAAGAATTGAAGGGCAAAAACTTCTATTCACGGCTACCACTGATACCATGATCATCGGGGGAATAGTTAGCAATCTTTCTGTAACGGATGCCTATTTTAGCTTAAAACCTTTTATGGTTAATGCTAAGATAGATCAAGGCTTTCCATTCCAACTCCAGACTAAACTGCTGACACCCAAACTAAAAGAGGTTAAGGCTTTTGCTGCTGATGCTCCTATTAATTTATTATGGGACTCTAGCGATGGTTGGAACTCGGAAGTTATAGAAGATTGGAACGGGGCAATCCCTAACTTTATTCCTGTATTACTGAACTTAACTATAGCGGAGATTTAAGATAATGCCTTGGATGGGTTCACGAGCTAGTATTGCAGCTATAACGGCTTTAGATGTCACTGATTATCAAGACGGCATTCTATTTTTTGCCCTTGCAGAAAAAACCTGGTTAGCGCTAACAAAAACTGACACTACCTCAACAGTAAATAGTAAATCATGTTTTACTGCCACAGGGGGCGGTCGTTGGTTTATATCCAGGGACTCCACTGTTGTTGCCACTACCACGCCAACGGGGGCGGCTGCGATTGGAACCCGTTGGATATATCAAGAGAATGGGGCGGTCAATACTTACGACTCGGTTTTGAGTTATGTTTATAATGGCACGGCTTGGGTTGAGACAGATACTAGGATGCGACTCCACACCGGAACCCCCGCAAGTTTATCTAAGACTCCTAACTCGAATCGGGAGTCTTGGAAGGATACGTCAACGGGAGTTGTGTATGACGCTTTCGATGGCGGTTGGGTAGCAGGAGGTGGCTCTACTTGATGCAGCAGTTTACCTGTGGAAGTTCTTTGCCATTGGATTTGACCCCGTTTGACGGGGTTGTGATCGGCTACCATTGGCAATCTTTCAATCAAGATGGCACAAAAAACCCCCTAAACTTTCCTGATAAAATCATCCGATCTCAATTCCTTTATGGTCACAAACATCACAAACCCTGTCCATTTTCGGGTTGTGACTCAATTAAAGAATGGGTTAGTCAACGGGTTGCAAAATTTCCACAGGTCACTGAGTGGGTGTTAGTAAATGAATGGACGGATGATTGTGGGACTCCGTATCCCAACTATTCCCTCGATAGTTTAAAGCGTTATTATGAAGCTGCCTATACTGCTAATCCTAGCGCCCGAATAATTTTAGGAGATTTCAGACCACATCTTCTGAATAAGTGGCGTGCGATCGCTAATATCTGCCACGAACTAGCTAAGGATTTTCCGGTAGAAGTTGGGATTCAAACTCACATCAAGAGTTATAACGCTCCGGTTGTTTTAGCTCGTCTCCCTGAAATAATTGGGATGTTTGGCGATATTCCGGTACATTTTATCGAGGCGAGTTTGTGGTATAAGAATGATCTTGATAAACTCGCCTGTGATTTTTTATGGGGGGAGTTGGAAGCGATCGCAAATAATCACCAAATCAAATCATTTTGTAATTGGTGGTTGTGTTCTGAGGATGCGGAGGTTGGTCGGCGGATGCCTACTTTTGAGAAGTTAAGTTTATTTGTTGGTTGAGATTATGACTGAAGAAACCTTGCCACCAGAAGTATTTGGTACAGGAGAAGTAATTTTTTTCTTTCCTACCGTTGAATTTTTAGAGGAACAGGCGAAATACAATTGGGGAATGTCGGGGGATTATTATGTCTGGATCAGTTCCTATAACGAAGGAAGTTATACTGGTATTAATCCATATTTATATATTGGAACTATTGCCGATATTCAGGAAAAAAATAATAAATTTTATAGGTTTTCTTCTGATGATATTGGATACTTTTATAATGAGTCGTCGGCTTTGTTCTCTGTTAGCTTGCCCGATAAAATTAGTTTTGATAGCAGGAAGTTGTCGTCATCAAAAAAAACGATCTACATCAGCCATGAAACAGTCCCAATAATTGGGGGAAGTTATGCTAAAACAGACCCTAATTTACTTTTAGTTCCATTCTTTGAAAATGCAACAACAATTCATAGCAACTTTTTAAATACATCGGTTGATAGTTATTTTCTTGGAGTTGCAAAAGATGTTAATATAGTTAGGCACGAAAACGGAACCAATGTAATTCTATATAATTCTTCTCAAGATTTTATAGAAAAATGTTTAAATCAATTTGACAACGGAAAGGCAGGTGCTACTTTTTGCCCACTTAACCCGATACTATCATTAGGAACTGCACAGGGAAGACCTGGTATAGTAACGGATTACAATACAGCCCCTGTATTGATTGAGTCAAATAAAGGCAATGTGATCTATGACTGTTTATTTTTGTTTAGAGCTTCCGAGCCCGACTATAGTGACGCTCTCGTTTGCTATGCAGCCCCACTAGAAAAAGACTATTGTATTATTAGTTCCTCTGAGTCTGATACTATCCCTGATCAGGTATCGAAAGGGAATATTCTTGAGATTAGCGAAATAAGAATTAAAACAGAATTAACCTGGGAGACTATAATTATATGAGTAAAAACGACAAAACAAGCCAAGGAAATCACAGGCACGATACGATAGGAGACGCAGTTACAACAATTCCAATAAAAGCCAATGTTTTCTGGGTTAAATTTGTAAAGAAATCATCGCCCGTAACATTTAAGACTGGACAGTCTTGGCTTTATGATTTTGGGGCAATGCGACGATATCCTTGTGCTAGTGCATGGCAATTCGAGGATTATACTAAATCCAATAATCTCCCAACCGCAGCAATCGGATCACGAGAGAAAATAGGTAGTGGCAAAATGATATTACACAATCCCACAGAAAGGGATATTAGATTAATTCTTAAACGCCCTGATTCACCACATCCTGGTGATGGCTATAGCCCCGCTACTGTCTCACCTAGAGGGTCGGGTGGAGGTTATGATGTCGGCGGTGCTGGCGGTGAACCTATGGGGAGTCAAGATATTGTTTTAGTTCCTACATATATCGGGAAATATACTGTTGCTGTGACAGTTGAAATAACGGCAAGTTTTGATTCTCAATATGCTCCATTTAACGCGCATCAAAACGTTTATATTCTTTCTGGCCCCCCAACAGTTCAACCTGGTGGGAACCGTTGTATTTATGGGAAGATTTTGTTTTACGCGACAGGACTTGGTATGGAAGGCTTTAAAAGCGCAAGTAGTTGTGCTGATAAGATTAGCTATAAACCTGAGATACGGGGTGGTATGTATTTCTTTGGTTTTGATACTCCTTATACACCAGTAGAAGGTGGGGGTGGTTACATTGTGATGACTGCTGTTCACTCTGCGGGTGATGGAATATGGGCTGGAAAAGCCAGAAAATTTGGACATTCTCAATATTTTGAAGGAAAATGGACTGTTTTTCCCGATGACCCTCCCGTTGCACAGGGGAGTATTTCTGCTGTTTTAAAGAAAGTTGCAGTGTCTCCTGACCCCGGATTTTTACCTTTTGATATTTATTATGGCGGTGGCGGTGGCGGTGGCGGTGGCGGTGGCGGTGATCAACCATCTCATAGTCAGGCAGGGGAAAAATTACCTAAGAAAAAATCAGATATTGTTGACGCACCAAATTCAAAATACATGGCTGAAATATATTTTAATAACACTAAAATATATGAGACGACGGCTAGTGAACTTTTGTGTACGTTTCCGATTAACTTAATAGGAAGCCTGCCAGACAACGACCCAGAAACAAAGGACGATGACGCTATTCCCGATGACTGGATTCACCCTTTAGACGTGATTTTAGATGACTTTACCTGGTCAGAAAGTATTGGCTCTAACTGGGGTTTATTCCCTGGGAAAATGTCTGAAATTCTGCTCACGAACAGAGAAAACTTTGATTTTGACAAGACTAAAAATGTCGATGAAATGTTAGATCCTTTAGTGCCAAACTCGTTAAATTTATATGCAAACACTAAGGTGTATTCTATCTCAAAAACCCGTCATATATTCATGTTACTAGAAGGGGCGGAACAGCAGATAAAATTGGAGACTGTTGGTTCAGACCTAGCTATAAAAAGGAATTGTAAAAATAATTATTGCTGCTTTCAGTTTAGAAGATTGACTGTTATTGAAGTCAATGGTACATCACCAAGCGTTAAATATTATCCAATTAGAGACGGTAAAATAACGGGTTTACCAGAATGGATAAAAGAGCTTGATTATGATGGATTTTTGAATCCTTATTTCTTCTTTCCAACATCAGATAATTTATGTAGAGACGGTACTAGCTATAGTCAATCCGCTTACAGATTAAATTCTCAAGGGTTAAGCACGTCAATAGGTCTCTACTCTTATACTGTTGGTCGTGAGATACCAATGCCCAAAAAAGATACTGATTTCAATTCAGTGTTTTCTGCCCAAAGGTTTAGTAAATTTTATGTAGGAGCAAATTCTTATAAGCCGGATGGTGTTAAGTTTATTTATGGATTTCCTTTTGGTGTTTACTACAAAGGTTCAGGCTATGTATTAGGAACTGGATTAGTTACCGATGATATTATTAGATACTACAATAATATAAATTATTCAAACAATGACTTGTATCTTGCCGAAAAAATAAGTGCAGGAGAAGATGATGCCATTGACAACTTTGCACTAGGTTTGTCGTTTCCCGTTCAAGATACCGTTAGGGTAGGTGAGATGGTTGGCAGTAGGTCATTTGTTGATTCCCTAAAAAATGGAACAGCAAGAGCGCAATTTAAGATAGCAGAGATCGAGACTGTCAACAACGACGCATCGCATACTATTAAGACTTACAGAAGCACAGGAACGAGTGTCGTCTATGGATTTTACCCTGGTTATTCTGGAACAAGGACAAACCCCGCATGGATAACCCCCGCAATCCTCAAGGGGGTTTCAGATAATTACCCAAGAAGTTTTGATTATCCAACCCAAAAATACTACGGATTTTATGATCTGGTATATTTAAGGGATGATAACCTTGCTGCCAATATTGGAAAAAGGCAGAAATTCCCTTATATTTCTGACAATGAAAAGATTTTCAATTTTTCTGACAATGCAAAGTTTAGACGTTCATCGCCAGTTAAGTTGCCGAAAATAAATAATATTGATAACAAAAGTTTGGTTTATTTTGTGACAGCAATCAGGACGGATGACGAGAAAGAGAAAGAGAGGGGGGATTACATTGACCCTTTTACTATGACGAGAGAAGACCGTTTAAAATTAAGGGATTAATCTTATGCCTAATTACAAATCAAGTGCTTTTTGGGTGGCAAATACTCAAGAGTTAACTAATAATTTTACCTTTGACAGTACCGATGAAGACGGTTTATTTATGTTTGTTGGCATGGGTGCTGACCAAGCTATTTATGTTTGGCGTAAAGCCGGAGTTGCTGAAATACCACAAGATATTCCTGCTACTCTCGGATGTTGGAAGTTTTTTAGTTCAACTCAAAAAAGTGATAGTTTTGAATTAGCAAACTGGACTCTGGCAAAAGCATTGATAACTAATGGAATATCTCAAAATAGAGTCGATTTAAAATCTTATGTTTTAGTTTCATGGGATGATATTGTACCTAGACTGATTCCCGTTATCAATGCCAATGAAATCGCCGAAGAAAGTTATAATTTTGAAGTTGGCAATAGTGAGTTACTAACAAATTTTTCTTATATAAGTAGTCAATACTTTAAAGCAAGTTTAGAAAATCAGAAATTAGCACCCGATGATGAAAACACATCACTAACCGATTTCAGTTTTATCAACAAACAATATTATTTTCAGACCATAGAAAATAAGAGAGGTTATCTTGATAATGATGTAAACACCTTGACTAATTATGACAGTATTAGAATAGGATTAGAAAGAGCGATAGCAGAAAATAATAAAATAGATTATATTAGTAATAATTCATTGTTAACTGATTGGGGGTATATATGCCTTTTACGTTTGTAGGAACCGGAGCTATAGCAGATAAACCATTGGGTGCTGTTTTGCACTTTAACGGTAAAGTTTATTGTGGAAATGAAAATGGTGGTTCATCAAAGGGCTATATTTTCAACCCTGCTGATAACACATTTACAACTTTTACATTACCAGCATCAGCTTATTACCCAAGGGTTTTATTGTTAGATGGAAGAATTTTATTTTGCCCCATTCAATATTGTGATAAAAGTTGGTTGTTAGTAAATGAAGATGGGACGTATCAAACATTAAACGACTGGACTTTTGGTGTCAATGGTGCATCATTAATGCGTGATGGAAAAGTTGCTATTTGTAACGCAACTGCCTACAGATTTGGATTTTTTAATCCAAAAACAACTTATTTTGAGTATTTTCCTAATACTCCATCAGCTATTCTTTCAGGCGTTACACCAGCTTCAACAACATTATTACCTGATGGAAAGTTGTTGTTGATTAATGATCATCCCACATACCTTGCATATATTTATAACCCTTTTAATAATGTTTGGGAACAAATATCTTTAAATGGATTTACAGGTGCATTAAGTAACAAAGGTGTAATGCTTTATGATGGAGGATTAGCTGTTTTTGGTAATTATTATGGATTAAATTTAGTTGATATTTATTCCAAAAAAATAATAGATATTGAAGCTATGTATATGGGGGCTATTGGAGATACAACTATCAATATCCTGATTTGCCCTGACGGTGATATCTTTGTAGCCAATTTGTTGTATATAAATAAATACAACATTACAAATAACACCCTAACTAATGTTGGTTATACCACAATGCCGACATTACAACGATACCCTAAAGGTATGGTCATGCTACCATCAGGAAAAATGTTTTATTGTACAAATGGTGCAGATTTAGATAATAATGGTTTTACAATTTGGGATTCATCTTTGGGAACTTTACCCAAAGAGGTTTGTTTGAGTGCTTTTTATAATAGAGGGTAAATTTATGTTATTTGTTGCTGATTCAGGTGCTTTTTTAAAAAGAATTGATAATATGGTTTTGTTACCTGATGGTAACGTTTTTTGTAAGTTTACCGAAAAAACATGGGGTTATGCAATTTATAATCCCTTGACAAATTCAAGGGGTCAAGACTTTGCTAACCATGAATATGCAACAAACTCACCTAGTTACGGTAAAGGTGTTTTATGTGCCGATAAAAAAACTATTGTTTTCCCTCCTAGGAATTGGAAGCAGCCTTTAATTTATAATAGTCAAGCAAACACATTTAACATCACCTCAACATGGGAAGAAGAAATAGTCACAGTCACAACCAATAGATATTTAGGGGGGACGTTACTACCTGATGGTAGGGTGTTTTTCCCCCCTTATTATGCTAAATATGCAGCGATATATAATCCTTTGGATGATAGTGTTCAAAAAATTACAACTGTGTTCTCATGGGGGTCAACACCCGCTTATAATGGGGCTTATTTATTACCCAATGGTAAGATATTTTTGATAGCAAGCACTAAAGCGTTTGCGTTATTAGATTTAGGTAATTTAGTTTTAACTGAAATTTCTGAATTAACAAATTATAAACGATATATTCATGCTGTGATGACTGTTGATGAATTATTGGTTTTGTTTCCTGAACCTGGATATAATAATAAATGTTTAGTTTATGATTACGCTTCAAATAGTTTAGTTAATTCAAACAGTATTGACCCATCGGATGCAACCTGTAAAGGTGTTTCTCTGTTGGGTAATGGCAGTATTTTAGCTTTATATCCCACGGGATTGTGGAGTATTAAAATCAAAAATAATGGTAGTTTATTTGAAAAAACTAAACTCCACTTAAACACCGAATTAGATATTAATTCTAAAATGATTGGGTTATTAAATGGCAATAGCTTGATAGTTCCTGAAGGTACGGGTATAAGCAATATACCTTATATTTTTAAGCCTGGGATTGATTTAGTCCCATTTCATCCCTCTGTTTATCTGTCACCATTTTATAACCGGAGCTAACATAATCAGTTATCGTTGGCATTTCTCCCTCTGATCTCTCCAATAATATTCTAACACCCAAACCCATAAAACAAAAAGCCACCAAGCGAGAGCTAGGTAACTTTAAGGGAGAATCTTTCCACTAATATTATTATAACACGAAAACATTAACATAATCAGTCGTTGTTGGCGTTGCGATCGCACTCCCTAATTTCTTTTCCACGCTTTTTTGCAATCTTCAGAAGTAAACTTATATAGCGTTCCTTTGTTGTGAGATGCCTCCCCTCCTTTCTGACCTATTTCAGTTATATGGTCTTTGTTCTGAGATGTTTTTGTTCCGCCTTCGCTGCAATCCTCAGAACTGAACTTATACAGCGTCCCATTGTCACGAGATGCCTTCCCGCCTTTGCTAGAAATCTCTCGGCGTTTTTCTGGACTCATAGCAGCAAATCCATATTTCTTTTTCTTATTTTCTGGTTCCATAATTAATAAATTTAAATTAACATTATTTTAACACAAATGTTTTATTATAAAAAAAGTACCTGAGTTTGTAGAGCATCTCAGATACTTTTAAACAACCACACGCAAAAGGAGTAGACAACAATGATTATACAACAACTTTGTCTGTTTGAAACACAAGTATCATTAATTGATTCAAACGAAAATTATACCCCATCTGATTTGATTGATTTAGTTCATAAGTTTTATGGATTTCCTGAATTAGACCCTTTTAGCTGTGAACTTGCTAATCAAATTATTAAAGCTCAAAAGATATTTACAATTCAAGATGATGGATTCAAACAGAACTGGAGACGGGCTAAAACACTCTGGTTAAATCCTCCCTACAGCGTGGGGTTTGTTGAGAAAGTTGTTGATAAATTAATCGCAACATTGAACGAGACTGAAGCAGAAGCCTTCTTATTGACCAATACCGACAACAGCACAGTTTGGTACGAGAAAGCATTGGGACGGTGCGATCGCTTCATACTCCCACATACTCGTCTAACCTTCTACTCCCCTAAACGGGCGGCGGATGGGAAGAAGCAGAATCAAAACCGAGTCTCCCAGACCTTGTTTTATTTCGGGTTGCAGCCTCAGAAGGTTGAGGCAGTTTTTCGGCATTGGGGAACTGTTTGTCAGACTTCCAAATGGTAATTATAATTAAATAGTAAACATGGATTGACACTCTAAAAAGCACCTCTAAATTAATAGAGGTGCTTTTTATTGGTTAAAGATTAGAAACCCTATAACCTACGTCTCAAGTATTCTGCTAATAACAAAGCATCCGCCCGCCCGTGATGCTTCTTTAGTTTCAGTTCTTGAGACTGACTAGGGAACAATTGCAGAGCCTTCTCCCTGGATGCGTCCTTATTTGTGCCAATCAATCCGAAGTATTTTTTCCACGCTTGCGGTGTGATAAGTTCTACTGGAATATTTAACGCGGCAATGATTCCTAGCCAGATGCCGTAACCCATTCCAAAGTTAAACATCGACGTTACCCCTTGACCCGGCATGGCGTGTATATTTTCGATAATGATTATTGAGTTAGGGTTAACCAGTTGACTCAACTCAGTCGCCATTAATGTAGGGTTTAGCTTGGCTTTAGACTTGGATTTTCCTGCTGCTTTGGAGGTTGTTGTAGTCGTTGGGCAATCAATAAACTTAATCGTGCCATCTAAAGAGATGGATGCGATCGCTCCGGTTATCCCTGGATCAATTCCAATAAAAGTGTTGGTCATTATTTCCATCCCTTTTTGATACTGTTTTGTTCAGCAGTCCTGACATGATCTCGCGTTACTTGCCACTCGTAACGAGGTCTTAGTCCCTCTCCAATTCTGACGCAATCCGAGTCTGTATCAGTCAGAGGAGTCACACCATTCTGATATTTGAACAGGGTCTTAGTCACCCAGTTAATATCTGTTAGTTGTTGATTTCCCCCGCGCTTTTTTGCTGTCTCAACAACTAATTCTGCTATTTGTGGATAGGGTGATTTTGCTTTTGTCATTAAAACTCCTGATCGTTATCTATGGTTTTCTTCATCCCTGAGTTAACAGGTGTTAGTCCATCTTGCCACGCCAACCATCGGGTTTGTTGGTTTAATTTGGCGGTGTTGTAGTCTTCTAAACTGATATCCCAATCCTCAACGAAGGCAAACTCTAAACCGAATTCTAAAATGCTTTTGATCACCCCATCAGATGGGTATTTAGCATAAGGGTTTACCGTTCTGTGATATAAGACCATTAGAATCCAGTCTTTGTTTTTGGGGATGGGATTGGGTTCTGGGATGGACAGGATTTGACTGTAGACTGATTCAACTACTTCTGGGTATTGCATGAGCTTTAATTAGGCTTCTGTTGTGGTTTGATTGTCCTTATCATCTCCCCCTAGTACGAAGTAAGGGGCGACTTTAATTAGTTTTCGTTCCCATTGTTCTCTAGGAACTCCTTTCATTTTCCCGACTGGTTTATTGACTTCGTAGCCCAATCTCCAGTGGGGAGATTTGGGGGAATGATTGCCTTGTCTTTGGATTCTGTTGTCATCAGATCGGATCTTTTTCTCGGCATAACTTAGGTTTAGAACTCTAGGATATAAAACCTTTTCTGTCTTAACAGTACCAAAACCTTTATTATTCAGCAGAAATCTTTTTGAAGTGTATCCATTTTTCTGTTCCTCAATCGCTAGGTCTGGCTTTGAAACAATCAACAGCAAACACTGGGTTATTAATTTTGTAATAGCAAAAGTCTTAAACCTTTCAGTATTGCTTATGATATTGTTTTTTACCATACTGTTTTCAAGTATCAATATAGTATTGTTTAACGGCTGCCCGTTGGACGACACTGTTGAAAGAGAAAGACTATCTACTTTGTAGTCACTATCTTCAATATAATTATCGCTATTAACTACAAGATTTTTTTTCTCCAAGCCTTCTAAAAAAGATTCTGTGTTTTTGAAAGAATCTTTTTGCAACAAGGTATCCCGACGAGAAAGAAAACAGTGATCTATATAGCCAAGTGCTTTGTTGTTTTCAATGTCAACTGGATTGTTCTCTACATAAAAATAAACTGTATTTTTAGGAAAAAGAAACAATATATTGTCAAATATGCAATCAATACTTGAGAGTAAGACATTAAAATAAGATTCACTAAAATTAGTGTCAACACTTAACAGCATATCGATCAATTCTTTTGTTACGACAAATACAGGCGACTGAGTAGACATCCATTGCTGCACAGATGAAACATAGGTAGCTTCTTTTGCTATTCCGACATCAGAAACAATTTCTTTAATATCAAAAGACTGACATAGATGACTGTTTTTTATGAGTGAGTACAAAAAAATATTAATCATGTCATGCCAGTCTATATAGTTTTCAGGTATTTTGTAGGGATATTTTTTTAATATGGACAGCCTTAGAGACTCAATTTCAATTATTCCATCATCGGTATGGATTGAGGTAGACTTAATACTGTCTTTTACTAAACCATCTCTACTTTTGTTCTTACCCTGTGTTTTATTATTCGTGATCTTATTTTGTGATACTTCCTCAAAAAAATCCTTGTCATTAATTGAAAATTTAGTAGACAAGCCATTGTTAACAACCTCGTATTCATCAAAATCATCAATTTGATATTCATCACGTTCATCGTATTTAAACTCGTTGCTATCACTAAAATAATTGAACACCTTATTTTCCCCCACGGTCTCAAACCACATAATTATTTTTACATGGTCATTGTCACTAACATCAAACCTACACCAAGACAAATCAACATAAAAGAAGTATAAAACAATTTGTTTTACTCTTATTAGAACAATGAAAATTTTCTTTATGACATCATCGGAATTTTTGAAACCACTGTCTATTATAATCTCACCATTTCCACAGCTATAGTAAGCAGTATGAAGTTCTAGCTGATTGACAACAGGATTAAGCAAAGGAAGAATTACATCTCTTAAAGCATTGTGTTTTAAGTGATCACCTTTACGCTTAACTTTTGAGTATTTAATATCTTCTAATTTTTCTTCGTCAAGACATTTGTACAATTCCTGTTTTCTTTTCTGAAATCTGCTTACTTCAAAATCCGAAGCTCTATCATCATGACTCATTTTAATATTCTCCTAATATTTACAATCCAAAATTACCAACTCGGATTACCGCCATTAACGGCATCCATCATGTATTTAGTTCTCCGATGCCAACCCGACTTAAACGCAGCCTGAGAAGGTCGGGAAGTATAAATTGAGGTGTAATAACTATCTTGAGACTTGAGGTAGTTTAACGCCTGTTCCTGCGGTGTTGATCCTGAGATGCTCCACTTTTTACCACTATTAACATAAGAGTTCATAATGGCTAAATTAAGCGGTTTTTGAGCTTTGTCTGCGCCCGAAGCTACCCAGTAGTCGGTGTGATATATCTTTATTGCTTGGGGTAAAGTTATTGAAGAAACGTTTAACCCGTGCCGTTTAGCTACACTTTCAATAATCCCATACTTAGTCTTGCCACCGCCATCGGCAGGGTGATCCGACCAACCGCCTTCTACTTTTAGAATATGCGCGATCGCCCAAGCAAAACTAGGATCACTTATCCCTGCTTCACTAACTGCTTTCTTAATATCTTCTGGGGCTTCTGCTTTGGAGATATCACCTGATACTTGAGTTGTACCAGCTACCGATTGGATAGCGGGTGATTGCAATAATCCGATGATTGTAAACCCCGTCACTCCTAACATCATTAAGTTATTGAAAATCATTTTTTTACTTCCATTATGGGGATAATTTTTTTGGGGTCAATATACTGACCGTTGAGTTTTATTCCTAAGTGGAGATGGTTTCCTGTTGAGGTTCCCGTCGTACCTACTAAGGCAATAGGAGTACCCGCTTTGACTGATTGGCCCTTCTGAACTAAAACTTTTAAGGCGTGGCAATATTTGGACAGGTAGCCCCCTGAATGATTGATCTCGACTGCGTTACCGCATCCCCCCATATCTCCCGCAAACGAGACTTGTCCATCGGCAACAGCCAGAATATTTGCACCCGATGGGGCTGAAAAATCAATCCCGTTGTGCATTTTTTGTCCTCCCGTTACAGGATGTTCTCTCATGCCAAACCCGGAGGATATTGGGTATGGGGTTGAGTGGGGATAGATAAATTTGGGCGCGTCCTTTCCTAGCGTGACTGTTTCTGATGATGTTGCTGTTGAGGATTGAGGAACCTGGGGAGAGGGTATTCCGAATTTAAAAACTGTAAAGCCCAAGAGCAAAGCAACAACGAAAAGCCAGAAATAAGCGTCATCCAACTGTTCCTCAAAATCCTTTATCCTCTCCTCCAGTTTCTGATTAAACATTGCTATTTGACTCCCATGTCCTGTTTCCCTGTCTGTTCGGATTTATCGTTTTGGGGAACGTCGAGGTTATAGCGCGATCGCAAGCCACCTAATTTAAACTCACCACTGAACAGACTTTTAGCAGTCTCTTTTTTTTCGGGTTTCTTGTCTTCAGGTTTTGATTCGGTAGGCTTTGCCCAATCTTCTTTAGGGATTTGTCGGGTAATTTCTGGGATGGTTTTGCTTACATCCCCAACACCTTTTCTAAACCAATCTGGGAACCCTTGCCAACCGTAATAGATAAAAAATACCCAACCCAGGACAGATCCAAGGTAAAAAATAACTCTCATTTGATATCCTCCAATGATTCAATTGGGGTAATGATTGAATCAGAGTCGTCACCTTGACCGGGGGGAAGTTGACGATTGTTTGTGGAATTCATAGACCCGCCGAACCAATAGGATAAAGTTCCTATAGTTTTTTCAAATCCCGTCTTGATAGCGGTTTCTACCGTCATTCCTCGGATGCCAAAAAAGATAAGTAGTGTTAGGGCAGAAACGAAAACAATTCTTGATGGTTTCATAAGTAAAGGCTCCTATTTAGTGGTTAAAGTTTTGGCTTGAGCTAACTGATTTTCCCATGCGGGTTTGAGATAATTTGTGTATCGTTTATTTGTTGAACGTGGCTCTATTCCCAATTCTGAACAAATCTGTTTTAGCGGTGATGGAATTAAGTTTTGAGAATACTTTAATGCTCTTAATTCCAAAGCTAATTTAAAGGATTCATGATTAACTATTACCCACCAATCATCATCGGGGTCTGTTGTGGTGGTATTAGTAAAAGTAACGTTAAACCCTGAGAGGTCAGGAATTACCACGACACGGCTTTGTCCTTTGATTGTGCAGATAGCTGGGCGTTTACCCTCTTTGAGCAACTTTTCAGCTATCTCAATCAATTCTGTTTTCTCCCCGCCCAGATAGCGCAACTGTGACTCGGGGATTGAGGGATAACAAATAATTAGCTGTGCAATATTCTCAAGGGTTGCCAGAGTAAAACCGCCCTCGCCAACGCTTGCAGATTGACCAACGGGGATTAATTTGATTTTGTACCCCCTCCCTTGCTTGATAATCTCAATCAGCTTTTCAAATCGGTCGGACTTATCTTTTTTATAGCGTTCAACTATGCTGTCAAATTCCTCACAAATTAGACAAATCGGAGTCATGTCAATCTGAATTTCTGACAGCTTGGTAAACCCATTTTTTACCCCGTCAACACAAGCCTTGATCCGCTCATCTAATTGGGTATGAACATAATCAATTAATGCGTCAATCTCATCATCGGGTTGCTTAATCCATTTCTGGTCAAGTCCAAACCAATTGTTAAGGAAACCGTCGTTATCGGGCTTTGCTAGGTTTGGGTCAGCTATAAAAAGTTGACCGTCTGGGTTGCGTTCAAGCCATTGTGAAATAACCAAGCCCAATAACTTAGACTTACCCGACCCCGTGCCACCCGTTAACCGTTGGTGAGGTAGAGATAAAAATTCAGATACCCAACCCGAATCATCCTTGATTAATTGAAACTTCGACTTGATTTCCGGTGGGATAGCTCGGATCAACAGTTGAGATGATTTGGTATAGCCTTTTTCCCCGTAGTCTCCTAATCTGTCTAGGGTTTGACCAACTCCCCAAACTGTCCAACTAACTGATTTAGCTAAGGTATCGGGGACGGTGCGGGGTAGATCCTCAAGTTTGACCATAGACTCATCCCCTAGTATCAACCCCGCTAAAGTACCGAGACAACCAACACCCGCTAGATATAAAAGGATTGAATTGCTGACGGGTTTACGCTCCACTACCAAGACGTGACCCCATTCTCCCTTCTGTGATTGATAAGGGGATATTCCTTTCAATGATTCGATTTGAGTGGACGCGGCACCGAATAAACCAATACTTGATAATCCCAAAGTAGTGGCGATCGCAACACCCCAATTATCTTTAGTAAAACTATTTGGTTTTGGCATCTTTAGCCTCCTTTTCAGCCAATTTTTGAGCTTCTAACTCAAGTTGTTTTTGGAGTGCCTCTGTCCTTTTCTGTTGCTCGTATGTGAGTGCTCTTAACTTCATTGCAACTTCACTAAATTGACGCACATCTGAAGCTAGGACACTAACATTAACAGAGGTAAATTTAATCTGAACTTGATCGGCGGCTGTGGTTTCCCAGTGGCGTTTTAATGCTAACAAATTACCCCAAACCTCGAATAACAGATCGGCGGCTACTTTACGTTCTTTGGGGCTACCGTTAAACTCACCCGCTAGAGTTGCTTTATCAAGTTTGTTGGCTAAGAAGTTAATTTTCTTAATCAGAAATAACTCGATAGAAATTGGTTGTTTTTCGATTGCACTTCTGGCCTGGAGGAGGAAGGTTTCTGCCACAGCCTCCGACAAATTATTAACTTGAAACCCGACTTCATTAAGCGATTTTTCTAACAGTTCATCACGGGTTATCTCAAGGTCGGGAGAGGGTTGGAACTCACCTTCTGTTTCTGTAGTTGCTACACCCGTTGGCTCGGCTGCCATTGGGGCTATTTCTGTACTTTCAGCAACAGGAACGTTAGGGGCAAATTTCTTAGTTATGCCTGTTTTGTTTCCGATTAAACTAATAGCCCCACAGACGGCAATTACTATTAAAAAAATTACAACCCGTTTCTGTGTTTTATTAGGCTTTCTGGGTTCCCTCCGAGGGATGTCTGATTCCACACCAAGGGGCGGGTAATCTTCACTAAGTGGTAATCCATCCATCATCTGTACTAATCTCCATCATTACGGTGTAGGGTTTTGGTTTTTTGGGTGTTGGTGTTTGGAGTGTCGTTTTCGCCCGATAACGTCTTCCAGTACATGTCAAGGGCTGTATAATATTCAGGACTCCCAGGCAGTAAGGCGTTAAGGTGATTTTCTGCTGACCTTTGGATCAGTTCACCCAATACAAGGCTAAAGTCTGGTTTTAGCTCCGGTTTGTTGGGTGTATAATCGGTTTTTGATTGGTCTTTATTGGTGCCAGAACCCGAAATTAGCGAGGTAGTAGAAGCAGAAGCTATTAATCCGATAAAAGCCCCATATTGACCCATCCTGACCTCGCTAATTTCCGGTTCCAATGTTAGGGATAAAAGGACTGAACTAACGCCACCAATCACGGAACCCAATAGAATTGCTTTCAATGTTTGTGGGATTTTCAATCGCATAAATTTTTACCATTTTTAGATTCCTATTTAATAAGGATTGATTTCTACATTGATATTTTCATTAGAACCTTTTGCTCCCTCCGTGTTGATAATCATCGGAGTAGAACTATTCGGAGGAAATAAAATATGTGATGATTCGCCTGAATCATATTGATTGCCACCAATCCGATAACTCCCATTGTCAACATTCACCCGAACCCGAACAGGTTTATCGTAAGGATTCCTGATAGTCCATTCACTTTTATCCCCATATTCCTCTTGTGGTGAAAAGGAAAATCCCCAATCTCGTCCAGGATAAGGATTTGGATTTTGAGCTAAAGCAGGAGTGATAGCGGTCAAGAAAATAGTTGCTGTCGTCATTAATGTTTTTAGCATTTTATTCTCCTAATTTCTATTGGTAAGTTGATTGCCTTGATGATTAGCTGATTGTTCCCTGATTCGACTGTAGACAATTTGATTGCTAAAGATTGCGACACCAAGAAAGAAAGCGATTAAGTAACGGATAAAATTCATTAAAAACCCCCCATTAAAAACGGCATAACATTATAGGAACAGTAGACCCCGAAAATATTAACTAAATCAATGATAATTCCCATTCAAAATCCTCCCATTAACAATTCTAACTGTTGACTAACTTCACTGGGTTGAGGGATTTTAAGTATTTTTTCAATCCTCTCAACCCGTGTTTCTAAACCTTCTATCCGCCGAAGAAGTTCAAGACTCCCTGGGATTTTCTTAACTTTCCCACCGACTCGTTTAATTGATTTTTAAGGATTTCAATTGATAAGTCTTCGTCAAAGTCTAAGAGGTTTTCAATCTCATTTCCCGACGCTTCATTAACAGATTGACGGTACTCAGGAATGCCAACTAATAGGGCTTTTGCGCTTTGAATTTCGGCATCTGCCAACTGATTTAAGAAAGCTAATTGTTCGGCTTGTGCAAAGAGATCGGCTTTTTGTTTACCGCTATTTTGACCCGCAGCAATCACCGCTTTAGTGTTGGTAATTGCATTAGATTTTGCCTTAACTTGAGTCTTGGAAACCGCTTCGTTTAACTGCTCAGTAGCAGATCCTTTGGTGATAGCTGATTTAGTCTGCTGTTTCGGCTCCGTCTGGGCTTGGGGCTTCCGAGGGTTTTGGTATAACTCGGTAAGTTCCTGTTCCGTTGTGTTGTCTGTAGGTTGTGATTCGTTGAATGACATCGGTTTTAAATTCCTTAAATAGTTGGTTTGTATTCAGCATTAACATCTTTTGAAACACCTCTATCTCAAGGGATAATCCATTGTTTAAACAATGGTGATAGAGGCTTTGGAATTGGTAGTAGGTATGATGTTGATATTTGGAACTAACAAAGATATGCAGGAGGTATAAAACGTTTAATTCTGCCCATCCTACGGGTTTTCTTTTAATCCCTAATATCCCTTTGCGTTCGGCGATTGTCTGATGAGAAACTTTAAAGATTAACTGGATTTCCTCAGAGGAAAAAGGCTGTAAAGCGTCTTCGTCTTTGAGGTGTATTATCTTTCGGGTTCCCCCTTTCCTTGTCTCAAAATTAGCCATTCATGGTTGAGTACGTCTCTCCTTCTTAGATTGACTCAGGCTTGAATTAACCTGATGTACTAAAGATAATCCGAGAATAATCTGCCGACAATTCACAAGTGCAATCACAAGTGAATAAGATTGATAGACACTAAAAAACCCTCCACAGCAAGGTACTGGGGAGGGTTTGTTTTTTGAGCTTTTCAATTTGTTATATAGTTGGCTAATACTTTTTGAGCTTCTTTCATGGCTCTCGGTGACGGGTTGCGATCGCCTGAACTCCACTTACTTACTGCCGAAACAGAATAATCCATTTCTTCAGCTATTTTCTCGATAGTCCAACCTAATCTGGATTGGAGTAAATGAACGGGGTTAATGCGGTTGTTTTGGCTTAACATGGTATTGTCTCAACTTGTTTTAAGGTGGGTTGGGATTGAGGTGAGAGGGGTTAGAGCCTTCTCACCTCTTTTAGCGTGACTAAATTTATTATATACTCAAGGGTAACAATAGAGTAGCAACATGGCAACTGATGAAAAAAGTAGGTTAGGACTGACAACCTCAGCATTCTACCGAAAGTGGCTTAGGATATGGGCTTTCCTGAAAGGAACAACCCCGACCGCATTAGCTGGCAACATTCTTCAGGCTAGGATAGAAGCTAATTTGGACTTGATTAGTCGGATGTTAATGGAAAGGTCTGAAGATTTGGGGATATCTTCAGACGAATTGATTAATCGGATTCTTGATGACTCCGAGAGTGAGGATTAGGAATATTTGCGGTTAATCGGATAATTGGCATATCCCATCCAAAATTCACTTGAAATCTTCCCCTTGCCCTTTCTTCGTCAAAGGCTTCAATAAAAGCTGTTCTTTCTTCTCCAGATATGTGAATAAAAGTAATTGCAAAAGTCTTCATTTGAACTAACTCCTTTGGTGATTACTAAAACAAACTTAATTGACATTCACTGACTACCGTTTTACTTTTGGGATTGTTCCACGATTCCCCCCGACTGTTGACACGGTTTCGCCAGTGGGGGTAGGTTCTGAATGGTTGTTTCAGTGCCACAAATTTAGGAATCAGTTTCAATTCCTCAAGCCAGATTTTGTAAGGACTGCATTCCCTGGCTCCGAATGGGTAGCGGTCGTTGCAATACTTCCGGGCATCCTTAGAGTTGATCTCTTCGCCCAGACAAGCGCATTGCATCTCATATTCCATGAGGGAGTCTGCAATCTTTGAGATTGTATGATCCCGCCAAGACATTGATTTTTTCATTATTTGATAAGTGCAGGACTAAAATCAACCTCACAATCTAAACTCCATCTCGAATTGGCGGAGGTTCGGTACAAGGAAAAAACGCGATCGCTCTCGATATCAATTAAGTAGCATTCTTGTCTTTTATCCTCTTGGTTCCAATGTTCGCCCGTTGATTGGCAGTCATTGGGGTCGATTAATTGGCTTTCTAGTTTGCGGTAATCTTCAATCTTTAAATATGAAGCATCAAACCCTCGTTTTTCAACGGATTGCAGCCAGTTGTATAATCGTTGAGATCCTGTAATTTTAATCATTTTAGTTGCCCTCTGATGATGGATATGATAGCCAATACCAAAACGTTGTCAGTTGCCACTCGTGGGGTTTTTTACGACTGACAATATTGCGCCATAGTCTGAAGTTGGTTTTGTAGTCATGAAACCCGTCGCGCATCAAATTCATTGTTTTAATCCTCTGCTGTGGCAATCATAAACCTTGAATCCTTAACTGAATAGGAACCTCGTTAATCTCCAACAATCCTTTTTTAGAAAGTTTTGCCAATTCAACCTGAACATCTTGCACATCGAATTTAATTTCTTTCTCCTTCCCCAATGGAGTTACGCCAGAACAGTCAAGTATTGTGATTAGATTTTCTGGTGTAACTTCTAAATCTTTATTGCAGCCATAAAGAAGACGAAGCATATAGAGAATGTAGACAGATTTGTTTATTCCCCCTGCTATTAAATCCGATTGCAAATCATAAACAGATTGGACTAATTTACCCTGTTTATTCATCACTGTCCCCATATTTTTCTCTGGGGCTTTTAATTGAATGACGTTATCAACAGTTTCAGATCCAGTCGACTCAACTAACATGATTTTCTCCTATCTAATAAATGGAATTGCATTGTCTTTTAAAGCCTCAAACCACTGCGCCTCTGTTGGCATCAGGTGTTCGTTGTTTTTAAATGGATAGGGGAACATCCTCCGAGCTAGTTTAGACGCTGCGATCGCATCTTTTTTAGTGGCAAACCAACCCGGAAAACGCAACCCATAAGCAACATAAGTCACACCCCAATAATCGTCATCAAGTCGGTTAACGGCTAACCATTTACGGACTGTTGCAAGAGCTTTCGCGGTTCCGTAAATTGTGCTTGCTGTAATTGTTTTCCTCATGACTCAACCCTTGTTCTTGTGATAGTGCTTAACGGAATTCCGTCCCAATCTTCCTGAATGTAATATCTGCCAGTGCCACTAGCGTTCATTTGTTCGCACTTTATCCGAGCTTCATTAAATCTCGGATAAGACGCGATAATAACGCCTTTTCCTCGCTCCCAAATCGCGTAGCCTTTCTGTTTGCTCATCTTTCTGTTGTTATTCGTCTTAGTGTTAATTTGGCATATTCAATGGCAAAAAATATGCCCCCTTCATACTGTTGTATGAGATGTTCTGCAAACTCCTGATTTAGAGTTGGCAATTTGCAAAACAATTGTTGATAGATTTCCTCCGGTTGTGAGGTTTTTCTTGTTGACCGGAATGATGGGGCGACCCTACCGTAATCGGCAGGGCGTTCCCCGACTCGCTTCCACTGGGAAAGCGTGGAAATCTTTATCCCAAGATTTCGAGATATCTCGGTCAGGCTTTTGCCTGACTTAATAGCTTCGTAAGCTATTTTCCGGATTTCTGGCGAATAACGCATACATCCCCAAGTGATAAAACATAAACTTCTGTCCCTTGTTCAATTGTTCCTTTGCTCCATTCAGGCTTGGGGATTCCCTTAGAGATTCCCAGCAATTCAACAGTTACCGAGGGGACACTGTTGCCGTATCCGTTGGTAAAGCGGATATGGGTTAGTGGCTTATGAAATCGGGTTGTATAGTAGGGTTTAATCTCCCGATATTCTTCCTTTTTCTCCCCTGCTTTGATTAAATCAAACCATTTCTTTTTGATGGCTAAAGTTAATATTGTCATAGCTGTAGAGTTTTGAATTGGGGGAATTTCACCCCCGGATTAATTAGTAATCAACGTTTGCGGACGGCAAGGCTTTGGGGGTATCCCCGGGTAATTGGTTGCTGTGGTCATTGGTGTAAGCCGCCATCAAACAAGCGACTTCGTGGGGCGGTAGGCTGTCTAAGCAGACCATATTGCGGGTTCCTTCCAAGTCCATCATCCGAGACTGGTTACTTGAGTCGGCTAAAACCGCAGAGGCTTGATCAATCACAGCCCAGTCGGTGCGCTCTACCCAATCCCATTTCAAACTGTAATAGTTGATAGGTTTCACAACCCCGGATTCATCGGGTTTCTGACCGGAATGCTTAATGAAATTCGGGACAAAAATTCCGGTCGCAGGTTCAACACCACGGGCTTGCACAGAGGTAACAAGACGATTGAAGTCGCTCAATCCCCGTGATTTAAGGTAGGTTGCCATAACCACGCCTTTCGGTAGTTCTCCCGATTCTGCAACGAACCAAATTTGTCCCCAAAGGGTTTGCTCGGTTTGTCCTAAGTTGCCAAAGAATTTAGAGAATTTGAGGATGGTCATGGAACACTTCGAGCCATAGTCTGTGTCGCCTATAGTCCACTGACCACTCTGGCAGTTGTTACGGACTGCGATGGGCATTTCTGGGACTAGCAGGGCATCTTTAGGCTTTGCTCCAAAGACAGTAAATGATTTTGCTGTGATTTCCGATGTTTTAGCTACCATATTTTTAGTTGGTTTTAGTTGATTTAGTTTGGTTTTGTTTTAGGCGATCGCACCGCCCCAACGCCTCACAATCGCACTATGAAGCGTAAGGGAATGCGATTAAATACAGCCTTTAAAACCGTCAGTCCAAGATGGATCAATATTTTCTTCTAGTGGGGGTATTTTATTCTCCTAAAATTACTTGATTAACCGTTAAACTCGGATATTTGTTTCAATTCGCAATCCCCATAATGGGAATTGTTATAAAGGGGGAATTTAACCCCCCATTCCCTTGCTAAATCCCTAGAGAAGCGCGCGAGATTGCCAGATATTGTTCCTTTGTGATGTCGAGGTCGGGAGCGGCTTTAATGCGTCCCACGCTACGAGCCTTACCTGCGTAAGATGGCATCAAGGTAGGGACTGCTACGGGTTGGATTTGGGGTTGATAACGAAGGCAAACTCTAATGTGTTTGCATTCAAGTTTCCGGTATTGGTGATCGGGACACTCACAGAACGTTTTTCCAGGACGTAAGACGACGTTATAAATAGAACCGCTTAACGGGTTGGTTACTTGAAATAATCCGGGAAAGTTACCGTTAACTACGTTCAGGTTAGTTGCTTTAGATTCCCGTTTGGCGGCTTGAAATTGGGGGGTTAGGGCAACGGCACGACCTAAGTTAATGGCTAGGTTGCGAGTTGAAGGTTTGACCGCTTCATACTCTTTATTAAAGGTTGGGTGATTAGGGAATGTGACCATACCATCAACGACTGCAAACCGAACCCCGTTCACAAACCCTGTGGTGATGTCGTGCCATACAACTCGGATTTCAAAGCGGGCGATGCTGTTTTTCGAGAAAATTTGAGCTACCATTGTTTTAAATCCCTTGTGATTTATAGCGGTTGGCACTGATTTCGTAGTCGAGTGCCGGCCGCTTTTGGCTTTATATAATAAATTTAGCACAAATAAAAATTTATGTCAAGGGGTTGATAAATATTTTTTTATGTGGTATAGTCAAAATATTGTTAGCCAAGGAAAAAGATGGTGACTAAAAAGCGAGAGCGCCCTGACGAATGGGTGCATGGGGAAAAGAAAATGATAAGGTCGATAATGCTGACAGACTCAGCAGCAAAGATGTTGGGGCAAAAAGCCTTAGACCTTGGGATCACAAAGTCTGAGGTACTAGAGCGAGCCATAAGAAGCGGTGGCTTAAATACTGCCGAGCATTATGAATTTGTAAACGATTAATCCAATCACTCTCGTATGTTTCAAATCTCAATAACGGTCACAGTCCTGGCTTTAACTATGGTGCTGCCATTGTTGGCTTTGGAGTCAGTCAATAGAGGTTCAGGAAGGGGAGAAAATAAGACCCCCCCAAAATCTCAGATCCTTGAGTACGGAAAATTTGCAGCGACAACAACAACAGATGAATCCCCCAAACGAGGGGAAGGAAGACGCGAATGAATTTTATTTCAATTCCAGAAGCACTTGACGACGTACCCTTATCCCCCGAAGCGTTCCGAGTCTATTTCAATATTGTTTGCCACGTCTCATGTCGCAGCTATGTTCCAACTATTGACCAGATAACGGCGAAATGTTTTTCCAGACGACGCGCGGTCGGAAAAACGCAGACAAGACTTGCATTACGCGAGCTAATTAAGCTCGGAATGGTTAGCGGTGATTTTGAATTAGAAAACTATACCTTAGTACATCCCAGTAAGTGGGAAGTGGAGGCTGTATGAAACGCGATCGCAAGCCAACCGAAAACGGAATTATTTCAATCGAGAAACACGAGAAAAATTACTCGCTTATTGATAACGCCGGACTTCGGGATTCAAATCTGAGTTATAAAGCCACGGGGCTATGGGCTTTTTTGATCAGCCACCCCCCCGATTGGCAAGTCAACGTGAATCACCTTGTTAGTGCCAAGGCTGACGGGCGAGATTCGGTATTGAGCGGATTGTGCGAACTGTATGAAGAGGGTTATCTACTCTACCTGAAATGGCGTTCTACCGATGGGACGTTCAGTTCCCGGTACATCGTTTTTGAGTCTTCCGATCTCAAGGAAAGGTACCTCAACCAGATAAGTGAAGATGATAGAGCTAAGTTGACATCTCCTTATAATCCCAAATCTCGGACTAAGAATAAATCTGAAGCCACAACGGGAAACCCAACGTGGAGCGAAAACGAAAAAACCACAACGGGAAACCCACAAAGGGAAACCCACAAAGGGAAACCCGAACAGACTAATAACATATATACGAATGACGAATTAATTAAGGACTTATCAAGAAAGATCCCCCCTACCCCCCAAGGGGAATCGGAGTGGGGGGGGATTCAGAACGAAGCCATTTTGGTTTCCTGTGAAGACCTGGGAAAAGAGGGTACAGGGGACTTGACTCCTCATCAAAGCCCAGAACAAATCACCGCTACTGAACAAAATCTTAATCCGGTGATCAAACATCCCGCCGTCGAGTCCGATCCTCGATTTCTGCCAACGGACACAATGGCAGAAACCATGAACACCCACAACGCAATTATCGCAACCGGAGCCATGCGGGGTGAACGTTCCCCCGACCCTGAGTTTTTAGAATATTACAGGGGGCTATTAAGCAAGTGCACTCATTACAGGGACAAGGACTGTAATTCAAACCATGCCAAATCATCCCTAGCTCAGAAATGGAAATCCGAGCCACTGAAAATCCTTGCCGATGCCGAGTCGTGGTTGAAATCAAAAGCCAAGTTTAGCGGTGGCAAATCAACCCAAACCCGCAATATCAGCGAACTTTCCAAGGATGAACGCCTCGCAATCCTGAGATCCAAACGCGAACAAAAATTAGGAGCCCAACCATGACAGAGCTTAACGATGAAATCTTTGATCAGGGAATTGAAAACCTGAAAGAAAACTTTTCCGACGCGATTTTCACCGAACTCAAATATGAAATTTGGTTCGACAAACTCTCTCAGGAGTTATCAGCTGAAGAATTTGAGACTGCAATCCGTGAGGCAATTTTCAACCTTAGCAAGTGTCCCACGGGAAAAGAGCTTGTAAGCCTCGTTAAAGAATCCGAACGGGAGCTAGTAAGTAATTGTTGGGCGAAGTGCCTAGAATCGCTCGTCAACCGCCTCCCGTTGAATATTCTGGACGACGCCACCCAGTATGCAATCTTTAAACTCGGAGGTGCGACACACCTTGGATCACTCGAAAGCGGTCAACTGCAATATTTGAGCAACGATTTCAAGGTTCACTGGCAAGCCTACCGGAAATCCCCGCGAGAATTTGAGCGCCCGATGCAAGTCATCCCCCGTGAGCAAATCGAATTCAAACCCGATGGACTCAAGCCACAGATTTCAGAGGAACAGAAGTTAAAAAATCAACAACTTCTGAATGATTTAATCGCCACAAAAATGAGCAAAAACTTAAACGGAGCGAAATAATGGAAACAATAATCATGCAAAACGTCGAGGCTGAGGAAGCCGTTTTGGGAGCGATTCTCTTAGACCCCGAAGCTATGGGGCGAGTTGCAGAAACATTAGAACCTAAGTCTTTTAGCTTGCGATCGCATCAAACAATCTACAAAGCAGCTTTAGCATTACATTCCGAGGGAATAACCACGGATTTGATGACCGTCACTACCTGGTTATCCGATCAGAAATTACTTGAAAAAGCCGGGGGACAATTAGGATTAACCCAATTATTAGACCGCACGGTTTCTGCCACAAACATCGATCAATACGGGCTGTTAATTGCCGATAAGCAAGCTCGAAGAAACCTAATTGAATCTGCCCATAAAATCATTGAATTAGCAGAGGATACCAGTCAACCTTTAGAGACTGTAATTCAAAAATCTGAAGAACAAATTGCCAATATTTCCCAGGGTAAAAGTCAACAGGATTTAGTTTCAATTGGTGAAACCCTGATTGATACGTTTCAAGAAATTGAAGATCGGAGTGAAAGTAAGATCCCCCCCGGTGTTCCCTGCGGTTTCTATGATTTGGATGCAATGACCGGAGGTTTTCAACGGTCGGACTTAATCATCGTGGCTGGGCGCCCTTCTATGGGTAAAACAGCACTAGCTGTGCAGTTCGGTTTTAAGATTGCCAAGAAAGGATTGCCCGTTGCGATTTTTAGCTTAGAAATGTCCAAGGGTCAATTAGTCCAAAGGTTGTTAGCAGGCGAATCAAAAGTCGAAAGTACGCGGCTACGGGCTGGGAATATTCAGCAAGAGGAATGGGAGCCGTTAACAGAAGCAATTAGCAAGTTAGCAGAATTACCAATTTTTATTGACGACTCATCAAACCCCACCGTTTCAGAAATTAAGAAAAAAGCTCAAAAATTGCAAGCCGAAAACGATGGGAAGTTGGGTTTAATTCTAATAGATTATCTGCAATTAATGGACGGGGGAAGCGATAATCGGGTGCAGGAATTATCGAGAATTACGCGGGGATTAAAAGGAATGGCAAAGGATCTAAACGTTCCTGTAGTTGTCCTGTCTCAGTTAAGTCGAAGTGTCGAGCAGCGCACAAATAAACGCCCAATGCTTTCAGACTTGAGAGAATCGGGCTCAATTGAACAGGACGCGGATTTAGTAATGATGATCTATCGAGATGACTATTATAATCCCAACACTTCAGACGGGGGAATTGCTGAATTAATTTTAGCTAAACATCGCAACGGCCCCACCGGAACCGTAAAACTTTTATTCGATTCTCAGTTTACCCAGTTTAAGAATATGGCTCGATCTTATTAGTTAAGATAAAAACCCACTAATTATTAAGGAAGAGAATGCTAGAAAATTACAAGAACACATGGACAGAAGCCGAGATAGAACAACTTCTACTTTTAAAAGACAGCAAAAAAACCCATGTTCAAATTGCTGAAATTTTAGGGAGAACAAAGGCATCTATTGACGTCAAATATTCAAAGGTTAGAAACGACTTAAAAGAGGCAAGTCGGATCTGGACACACGAGGAAACCGAAACTTTAATAGCACTAGCAGAAACTTTACCGTTCTCCCAATTGGTTATTCGATATAACCAACTAGCCATTAAAAAAGGCTATCAAGAGCGAACAATATTATCCGTTCAAAATAAGTTGTTAAATCTCGGGCAAAGCCTAAGACCTAATAGCGGTTGGTACGGAGCAACGGCAGTTATTATCGGGTTAGGATTCTCAAGGGAAAGAATTCGAGGATGGATAAATAGTGGGCTAAAGCATCACTCTGAAGGCTCAAAACGGTTCTACATTCGGAATGATCATTTAGTTGAATATATTTTATCTCATCCCAATTGTTTAGAAGGGATTTCAAACGATGGACTCCGGTGGTTTATCGCTTTATTGAATGAAGAAAAAGAGATGAAAAACCACGACGGCAGACCAGAATGCGCCCGGTCATTAACCGCTTAAACAATATCAAGAGAAAACAATTATGGCTGCAACAACCAAGATATTTGAAAGAGTCTTAAAAATTGGTGAGTGGGTAGAGATTGACCCACATAAACACAGACCTTCTTACTTGATAGAAGGTACAGCGTGGCGAGTTGAATCATTCAATGTATTGAAACAAGCCTGTCAAGTAACCAACGAAAAAACCGGAAGTTGGCACAGATCAGAAACGCTAGACTTTGAGGAGGTTTCCGACTCAAGCCCCTACACAAAAACCGATATTGTTCAACTAAAAAAGGACGCTCGTTATATCGGGCGAGTCGTTAGTTGCCGGGGGAATAAAATTAAGATTCAATGGGCAAAAGGATTGGCGGAAACCTTGGACTCGAACAAGATCAATCTATTCATTCAGATGGTCAGGGGCGAGCAAATACTATTAGGTAAGTACGCTTTCCAGAAAGGCGATCGCGTCCAAACCAATGACAAGAATTTTGGCAATGTAATCCTCACTGTAAAAGAGTGTTTTCCTTCTGGAATGGTTGGCTTGAAATCTTCAAACGATCCTGACTTGCTACTCCCTGGGTGTGGCTTAACAATTGTTGAGGAGATAGTATGACAGACTTAAAAACACCGGAACCCAAAGACTATAAAACCCTTGAATTATTCGAGGTTGATTACGACAAATGGGTTAATCAACTATGGGAAAGCGATGATGATATTGGTCAGTGTGAGGAGGGATTTATAAATGCCAAGGAAATATGGGATCAATATCAATTTGAATTACCAAAAACCAAGCCAACGGTTGGAACTTTATTTATGGGCGGTGGCGGTGCAGATTTAGGATTAGAAGCCGCAGGGTTTAAGTCTCTGTGGGGAATTGAAAGAGATCCTAAAATTGCCAAAGTTGCCCAATTAAATTTTCCCAATACCAAAGTATTCAATCAATGCGTTGGAGAAACCCGCATCCATCATTTAGAGCGGGTTAACTTGCTTTGGATGAGTCCCCCATGCCAACAATACAGCAATGCACGTCGGGGTGACATTCCTGACCACAAAGATAAAGATGCGGGGCTTTATTGCTGTGATTATATTGCCATATTATCCCCTCGATGGGTGATTCTCGAAAACGTCCCCGGGTATGCAAAATCACCAACCTTTGAAGCAATATTGCGATCGCTAATTGATTGCGGTTATCGCTATCATTGGTTGATCTTAGACGCGGCGGATCATGGGGTTCCACAGAACCGGAAGCGTTTGATTATGTGGGCGGTCAAAAACGATCAACCCATCCCTTATTTTCCCGAATCAAAGCCTAAAAAGGGATGGTATCAAGCTATTGCTGATTTAATCCCAGAAATGCAGGATTGTGAGTTTGCAGACTGGCAGATTAAGCGACTGAATGAGTTGGGATATTTGCCAGAAAAAGCCCTGGTTGATATTAGCAAGAATCGACATAAACCAGCTACGGTCAGGGATGGGAACGATCCGAGTTTTACTCTATTAACCGATCATGGTGGCTACCATTCGCCCATCCTATTAATCCCCCGCGCGGGTGCTTCTGTTAACAATATTATTCCAACACCACAAAACCAACCTTCCCCAACAATTCGAGCTATGACGTCGGGGCGGCATACTCACTGGGCGGATATCGTACAGGGAAGTCAAATTAAACGAATCAGTCAAAAAGCGACGGCACGGCTCCAGACTTTCCCCGACTCCTATCAATTTCCAGAATCCAAATCTTTAAGCCAACAAATAATCGGGAATGCCGTCCCCCCGTTATTGGCTAAAGAATTAGGTCTGGCAATCTTAAAATCAATTAATTAATCATCATGAAAACAGCAACTAAACTCAAAACCAAACCCGCTAAAAAAGGATTTCAACCCGCCCCTAAAATTCATGACAATGACTTACATATATTTTCTTGTGAGTGCCTTTGGTATGACTCGGAAACCGACGAAGAACTGTTGTCTGAATTATGGACAATCAAACTTGACAAACGGCGATTCAGAACCGATGTGAGACAAGCTATTATTGCAGGACTAATCTATTGCTTCCTCGAAACACCCGAAGCAACGGAACGGCATGTTAACCGAGTATTTTTTTGGAACAATAAATCAAGGGCTTTCGAGCCATTGGGTGCGGTGTCCGACGCGCCGATGCACGGATCTAGTCCAATTGATATTGAAGCAGATCCGGTGATGGCCTACGAGCGATTAAAAGTGTTATGTGTTGAGATCCAGGTTGTCAAGATGGACGGGTAGGTTTGTAACAAAAAGAGGGAATAGAGTTGAAACTATTTACAATAATTACGCGGGGAGTGTGATTCATAGACCTTCGTTGCCTGAATTATTCCCAGATAGTGAAGATACTTAAAAAGACGGGAAGCTATAATAGTCTCCCGTCTAGTGGCTTAAAATATTAAAACTTAGTTACCCCTCTATTATTGCACTTATTGTTATTATTTTGTATAATTGTTTGTATAGGTATAAAACAACAATCCCTCTCAACAATGTTGCAATTAGATATTTTTGGAAATCATACAAACACTCAGGCTAAAGATCCTATTTGGATTTTAAAAAATAGACCCGCGCCTGATCCGAATAGTCCGATTATTGTTTCCTATGGTGGGGGAACTAATAGCACTGCCATGTTGATTGCCATGGTATTTAAGGGAATTAAACCTGATTTGATATTGTTTGCAGATACCGGGGGGGAACTACCTGAAACATATAAATGGGTAAACACTTTTTCTAATTGGTTGGTATCTAATGGGTTTCCAGTAATTGAATGGGTTAAATATGTTCAAATGGGAACTTCTAGGCAAAAATACGAATACTCAACACTAGAAGAAGAAAGCCTTAAAAAACGCCTTTTACCGGCAAAAGCCTATAGTTCTTCTAATTGTTCAATGAAATGGAAAATACGGCCAGTGCAAAAAGCAACTAAAAAATATTGCATGGAAAAGAATATCAGCGCAATGCCTAGACAGTTTGTGGGTATTCATGCTGGCGAACTCAGTAGAATTTTAGACAAATCTGGCAAAGTCCGAGAAATGGTTTGGGAGGGAATTAGGCAGGAATACCCCTTAATTGAATGGGGGTTAAATCAAGAAAACTGTAACTCACTAATAAAATCAACTGGTTTGCCCATCCCATCAAAGTCATCTTGTTTTTTCTGTCCTAATCGTAAAATTAGCGAGATTATTGAATTAAAGGAAAAACACCCAGACTTATATCAACGGGCTGTTGATATGGAACAAAACGCGGATCTGCACACCCTAAAAGGATTGGGAAGAACTAAGTACGCATGGGCAGACATTGGGGCTTTAACTCCCTTAGAAATGGCATTGATAGAGGCTGGGGAACGGAATAAAATGTGCGCTTGCGTTGATTAGTCTATGTTGAAAATAACGAACCAAAAACCAGGGAATATTAAACCCCTGGTTTTTTCCGTCCAATTTTAATCAGTACACCCCTATTTTATCACCCAGCTACAGGGGCGGGAATAATCCCCAATAACTCCGTAAATATCTGACACTCCGACCGGGTAGCGTCAATCACAACCCAATCATTCTCTCTGGCTAATTCAAGATATCCAAATCTAACGCGATCAAGGAAATGTAAGTCTTGTTCCACTCTGTCCAGAGGTTTACCGAAATTGCGCTTGATAGCCACGTCAACCGGACAATCAAACAGAATAGTCATATCGGGTTTAATCCCCCCTGTGGCGACCTCGTTTAACTCTCTTAGCACGTCTAAATCAAGTCCATACCCATAGCCTTGATAGGCAAAGGTTGACCCGGTGAAGCGATCGCACAGCACCAAATCCGCGCTCTCTAATAGATGTTTGGTTAGATGGCAGTGCTCACACCTATCTTTAAGGATTAATTCAAGTTGCTGCTTTGGTGAAAGGTTGCCGTTTTTTAATTCAAAACGAACGTTTCTATTGCAAGGTTCCCTCGTTATATAAAACCCTAATTTTAACGCCGTGAAATGATCATAAAGTTTTTTAACTTGAGTGGTTTTGCCACTGCGATCAATGCCTTCAAATACGATTAATTTACTCATTTTGCTTTTATCCAATTCTTAATTAAGTCGTCTTTAATCATACTCTGTTTTACTAATTCAATAATATGCTCCTTAGCTTGTTCCAAAGTTAGATTGTCAACATCTCGCTTGATTATTGCGAGTTTGAATTGTTGCTCTGTTGTTAGCTGTGCGGGTTGCATTTCCTAGCTCCTTTGATTGGTTGGTTATGGACTATATTACCTCTGGACATCGCAATACTATAGAGAGTTGATTCTATATATAGATTATACCCAGAAATAGTTGTTTTGTATCCCCCTGATACAGAATTAAAAATAGTTTGTTTTGCCTGTTGACACCTGTTGATATTTTGTGTAGTATTGGAAAAGTAGACAGCAGCAATCAACGCATAGAGGAAACGCCATGACAACCGCAATCACAACTGCAACTAAAACCCTTGAGTGGAAATGGAACAGAAGCATCGGTCGTGATGCCCTAAAACTTCCTACAAAGGGGTATTGCGTTGACGACAAAGGAAACGTCTGGAAAGACAATGGTGATTCCATTGGTAACGTCACCCCGTTGCCAAATTCAGTTAAGGTGACACCCCTAGAATGGGTTGTCACCCACGAAGAAAAACAGGAAGCCGTTTCCTGCGAAAAACTACACGGTAGCTACAAAAAAACCGCGACTCCCGCCCGCCGCAAAGAATCCCCCGATGGGATGCGGGGAGGCAATTCTCAATGGGGCGAAGTCTCTGGCCCCAAAGCCCATTTTGTGGCTGATGAGTACGAGGTGACAGTTACCTACACGGCTTTAGTTGCTGTGAACCAGTTTGGCGAAATTATTGAAGGGAAACCCAAATTCCCCTGTGCAACTACCCTGGCCTATGAAACGGGCTATGGGAAAGTCACAGAATATTCTGTAACCGAGTTGGCCGTCTTAGACTTGCCTACCGAAAAAGTGGAGAAGGTCTACACTCCCCAACGGGAGCATTTTTACACAGAAGCAATCAAGGTTATTGAAAAATACCTGGAGGATTTAGATAAACCCGTCGAGGGTTTATTGAAAGTCGGGGACATTATCAATCACCCCGTACATGGGCAGGGAACTGTCACAAAAGCCTTTGGGACTAAAAACCCCGTTTACCAGTCTGTTTGCGCAGATTTCCCTTGCGGAAACAAGATGATAGGAAAGTGCGATCTTGTTGACTAAGACAGCGATCGCAGGTTAGCTCCTAGCACGGTTCGACTCCGTGCGATCGCATTCCCGAAAGGGATTAAATCAACAAAGGACAAAATGGAAATCATCAACGCCACGCCCCATCAAATCACTATTTGCTCAAAAGAAGGGGTAACTCAAAACCCCAAAACTAAACAGTTCACGGCTGAATCCGTGATTGCATTGTTCACACTTCCCCCATCGGGAATTATCCCCCGTGTGGCAATGGGGAACACAGAAGCCGAGCCTATTCTCGGTATTCCCGTTCAATCGGTGCAGTACGGGGAAATTGAGGGACTGCCCCCCGATTCCCCCGATGTCTTTTATGTAGTGTCGGGACTGGTAGCAGCAGCAGCCGTTAAAGTTGGGCGACTGGATTGTTTAGCCCCTGGCGCGCTAGTCAGAAATGCTAGTAACCCATCGGAAGTCTTGGGTTGCCTTTTTTTGCAAAAGCCCTGATTGTTGGCGACGGTTGCCCCCGGTGTGGTAGCCACAGGATCGTTAAATATGGATACACCGAACACCACCGCCGACGAATGAAATGCAAGGATTGTGGAAAAACGTTTTAAAATCAAACCCTCTAAATATTTAGAGGGTTATTTTTATTTAGTTGGTTTGGGATTGGTAAGAATACCTCCTTTTGGTGAACTCTTAAAATACTCGCTTTCCAGTAAGTCAAAAATACTTACTTGCCCATTTTTATCTCTTGGCAATTCTTTTGGCGGTGGTTTTATAATGTCGTCGTCACAAATAAAAACAAGGTTAATTTTCTCGCCACCATAATAAGACTTAAACGCTTCAGTCAATGCGTTTGAATGGCGATGAGTAGATGCTAGTTTCTTTATAGTAGAGCTACTGATCTTTATAATGGCAATCCCTTCTACAACAGCTATTAAACGAGTTTGCTGTCTAAAAAGGGCTTTTGTACCCTGTGGCTGCACGTTATCTAGTATTGCCTGGTAATCAGGAAAGTGATAGGCTGTTTGACCCACAAGGAGTGAGAGTTCTTTTAGTGCGGATGCGTATCCATCCTTTATTGGTGAATTCATTTTTTATTAATGTTTACTCATGGGATTAAACCCTCTAAATATTTAGAGGGGTTATTTTTTGATTAGCTCATACTCAATATAAACGCCTCTTGTTCCTCAATGACTCGCCATTCCTGTCTATCTTCTTCGAGCCAATTGATATTTTTAGACAATTCGGCACAGTACATCGCCCGTTTTTGTTCAACAGTCCACCTAGGGAGCGCGAAGGCATCCGTAAACAGATCCGCGTCGGATGATAAGGACTGATAAGCCAATAACGCCACAGCTTTCATTTTGCCCTGTTGCGCGGCGTAAATTTTGAGCCGTTGCCAGTCCGAGAGGGAGATCGTTGTTGCCTTTGTGCCACCGCCGTTGATGGAATCTAGTTCTGCCTCAACCGGTAAGCCGGTATAACCTATACCCTGAAGGGCTTTGAGTGGTAGAAACCTTTATTCCGGTTCGTAGGTTAAAACAATACCCATATCTTGACAATGAGACTCTACCAATAAAATAAAATCTGGACTCGCGCATCCAAAGAAGTGAATCCGTTTTTCATGCTCTGGATAATACTTTCCATAACAGAAAACCTGTCCTATAGCTTCTTTCCATCGTTTCCAATCTTTGATCTCGATTAATTGAGTGTCGGTTAAAATGTCGATTCTCCCAGCTAATGTTGAGACTTCGAGCTTTGCATTGAGTAAAGTTTTTGCCAGTTTCTTCTGTATGATCTTCTCGACTTGATTAGGGTTTAATGTCTTTTTAATTCGAGGCTCTAACGATGTTGCACGTTCTATCTTTGAGTTTTTTGTTAGTAATCTCATGGCGTCTCTTTTTCCCTCAGATGCAGCAAAAGATATTAAGACATCAAAATCTGACTGTGAAAGCGTCTGAGCGCACCGACCACCGCCATTAATACTTTCACATACTACAGGAATAAACTCGCCCGTATAACCCATTCTTTCTAATGTCTTCGAGGCTTTGCCAACCCTGCTAGTGATCTGAGTCAACCAGTTTTCCGCATACCCTAAAGCCAAACTCGCCCCAACCATCCCAACTCGGAACTCGCCATTGGGCATCATGTACCCATCAACAGAAATTCCTTCTACATATTCGATAGTCGCCCGTTGTGATTTAATTGTCATTGTGACTATTTCCTTAATTAATGGTTACGGCTCCTGGGTGCGACTAACACCGCGAGGAGCATTTCTATTATTAATTATATCAATATTTTATTGGTTTGTCTGTTAATTAAGCCACGTCAAACAAACTTAATTGCTTAAATTCCGGTTGCTTTAGCTCCATAGTTTCTAACTCTGTTTCTGAATATTCTCTAGGCTGAGAGATGCGATCGCAAGCTACACCAATAAAAATAACCCAATAATCAATAAGATTCCTGGGTTAGTATAGTCCAATTTCAATCAGTGTGCATCATTATTATAACATCATATTTCATCATTAACTATTGCCGAAACCAAAGGTTTTCTTTTTGGAAATAAATCTTTAATTGACCTGACAGCATCAACATAACACTGACCGAGATATGTCCCATTATCCGTAAAACTAGCGCGGGTCTCGGCAACAGCCCACCATCCAGACCGACTCCTGAACTCAATATACCAATAACCATAGTCGGTATTTTCTCCCGTTGTTTGGGATATTAAATTATTTAATTGTTCTGTTTTTGTTTGCATTCGCAACATCATTTCCTCCCTAATTTTCCCTTGAAGTTCCCAAACATCGGGAGAAAATACCGACTATGGTTATTGGT